CCGTTGATGATCGTATCGAACGTTCCAAGGGACGACACGTTGAACAGCGTTCCGTACTCAGTCATATACGGCGTCGTGCCATCGTGGATGATTGAAATTCTCGTCACGTGGTATCTGGGTGTTGGAGATATCGTTGTGTCGGAAAGTTGAACCATATACTCGTAAGAACGGTACGTCGAAGCGGACACAACGTCGATGTTAGCAGCTGCTGTACTGTTACTGAAAGTGAACGCGTTAGCAAATTGATGAGCGACTGAGTTGATTAAGATAGTGCCAGACGTCGATACGTTAGAAGACAGAGTTGTAATGCCGGAAACGTTCAACGTGTTCGAAAGCGTCGCTGCGCCAGTCACGGCGATTGTATTGCTGAACGTGGCGTTGCCGGTGATCGTTGCAGTGTTTGATACAGACAGAGAGTTGTTGACGGACATAGTTGTCGCGTTGACTGTAACTTTCTGGCTACCCGCAGCTGCTATGGCAAGAGTTGCGGTGCCTGACCTGTAGATACCCGTGTTGGTATTACCTGTGAACGTAATCGATGGAGCAGCTGCAGTTCCAGCCGGAACGAAGACAATGTTCGAGACGATTACGTTGTTCGAATTAGTGTTGCTCACGAAAGACTGATTCCAATACGCTGTGGAGTTGCCAAGCCCGAAATTGTTGTTTGAAGACGGCAGGAGCGTGTTGGCGAAACTTGTTGTTCCGGTCACCACAAGATTGATTGTGTTGGTCGTCGTACCGATGAAGTTGTTTGAGTAGATTTCAGCAAAACGATTGGTCGTGTTTCCGAGTTTGAAGAAATTGTTCGAACCAGGAATGATGTCGCCGCCTGTAGTTCCGGCGTAAGCCAAGTTACCGCCAATCGAGACGCTGCCTTCGATTCTCAGATCGCCGGCAATGTTGCTGACTACAGCGCCGCGAACGTTCAGCTGATTGACATTTGCCAGACCACCCACGATGATCGAATTAGAGAAATTCGTATTGCTGACGAAAACAGTGTTCGTTGTATTAGCAAGAAGAGTCGTGACTGTGTTATTGCCAGTTATGGTAAGCGAATTGAACGTTGAGTTCGCCTTCAACGTAGTGTTACCGGTGATGGTGACATTCGAGTTTGCATTGAGCGATACAGAAGTCACATTTGTAGTCGAAGCGTTGACGTTTAAGAAGTCGCCGCCAATCGTCGTGTTGCCGCCCAACGTTACAATCGAAAATGCGTTAGTGACGGAAGTGAATCTTGTAGTTGTTGAATTGGCCGTAACCGAGACTAAGTTAGACCCAGAGTAAGTGAATGCTGTATTGGTTACCAGATTCAGAGTGTTCCCGGCGACCAGAGAACCGCCTGCAATTCCAGTGAAGGCAACTAGAGTGTTCGCCCCAAAGAAACCATTAACGTAAGCGTTACCAGTCGAAAGCGACCCGCTGGCGCTGGTATCGACAGTTACGGCGTTCTGAGAAGCGATGGTCGCAAGAACGTTGGTCTTGTCTAGCCAAGAACCGAACGTATCTGTTGTTAATACATTGGCTACTGCAATAGTCATTTCTTACTTCTGCCCTATTAGCTGCTTAAGCAAAGCTTTGATCTCTTCAACATCGTCTTTGAGTTGTTGGTTTTCTTCGATCAACTTTTTAAGCTTCAGCTTTTGTTCGCGTTCTTCTCTGTATTTATTAAGCTCTTTCGCGTTTGTATTCAAAACGGCGCTGCTATGAACGTGTCTCACCAGATCTTTATTGTCTTTTACTTTCAAAAAGTCAGTCACGCTTATACCTGTAGAGCCAAGCAACGCATATCAGACATTCTAGGAACGATGTGGAACGTGTTAGACACGAGAACGATCTTGACAGCAAACGTCTTGAACGTGTCGAACACCCCATCGGCCGTTGTTACGTATCTTGCTATGCTATTGTTGTTCGCGTACTTGAAAGCGCCAGTCTGAGACTGAAGACCGGGAATGATACCAACCGAGGCGTTTGTGGATGCTATAGAAAGATTCGAAGTCACATTCATCGATGTAGAGTTGACAATGTTTGTCACTTGTCTAACGTTCATTTTGCCTGTTGAATTATCCACAATGTAGATGAAAGAGCCAGCCGAGAAACTCGAAGTTGAGCTGACGCCGACGGCTGTGGACGTCGTATTAACAGTCGCTGAATTTGCAATTATCTGAATTGATGTTGGGAGGTCATATGACAGCTCAACAAGATCGTCGGTGTTCACTAGGCTGCTGACAAGAGCAGAGCTGGTTGTCTCAACCATAGCCGACCAATCCTTCGATTGGAATGTCTCTCCATCAGCACCAGCCAAGAACTTTCCATAGACTTTAAAGTCTGTGCCCGGCGGTCTGTATGCAGTCAAGTAGCAAACAAGATCTTCAGCGTCTTGTTGTTCCGCTAGGATAACGTTCTTAGAGATATATCTTGTCGCGCTCGAGCTTGTGTTGCTAGTCTCGTTGAATGCGGTGATAGCCGTGATATTCGCAGTTATAGCCTGCGTCGCATTGTACACGATCGTGTTCGACATATTGAACGTTGCGATCGACGAAGTATTAGAAGAGCTGACGTTGGTCAAGTATACAATCGTTGAGTTGGCGAAGAACACAGACGCGTTTGCCGTAGTAGTCGAGTTGGCTTGCTGAACGATGTCTCCGGCCGCGAAGTTTCCATTGTTGTTTGAATACGCCACGATGTATCCGTTGATAGAGCTCTCGGGATAAACAAGGTTGTGGATGGTCGTCACGGAACTTCTAATAGTATCGATGTAAGGGGTGATCTTTGTGTTTGAAGTCTCGAGCTGCGCAGTAACAGTCAAAGATTTCGAACCCGCGCCAGCGGTCGGCGGATTAGCCCACTCATTACTTCTTGACATAACGACTCTTGTTTTGTCGATGAGGTCTTGCGGAACTTCGTTAGTCAGAGAATAATACTGGCTGTCGCTGGTTCTTGAAGTGTTGTTTTGAGTTCCGGTAAAAGCCCAAGAGATGCCGGTTAGGTTGGGCTCGATATCTGGTATCGTAGTCGTGATGTTTTCATACTGTATGTCCGTAACATCGCTGATCACAGCCGATGCGCCGGATGTTCTTCCGATGATCAGAGAACCCTTCGTGTTGCTGAAGTTCGACGTGGCGTTTGAAGTAACAGAAGTGATCGTCAGAAATCTGTTATCGCCTCCCGTGATGCTGGAGAAGTTACCAGTTAGGTTCGCATCGTCTTTGACTCTACCAATGATAGCAGCGCTGTCAGAAAAGAACACGTTACTGGCGAGTGTGACTGTTCTATTGACAGCGTCGGTTGATACCACTCTGAGGATTTGAATGTTCGCGCCTGTATTTTTACCGACGTAGATGAAGTTGTTGACTGCGAAATCCGTTGTCAGCGAACTGTTTGCATCCGGGACTGTAATAACGTTGCTGTTTGCAACAGTGATAACTGACTGATTGGCAAAAGATGGAGCCGATGCTAGTGTATTAGAAGTCTGCCCTCTGAGCGTTCCTCCGGTCGTCGAAAACGCGCCGAACGTGTTACTCATCAACACCTTGGTTGTGTTGGCAAAATACACCTTACCATACGCTGTGGCTTGCGCAATGTTGGCCACAGAAGTTCCAGCTGGTTGGAAAACCAATTCGCCAACTGTGAATGTATTCGAACCGCTGATTGTCAACGAAGAAAGAAGGAGGTTGTTATTAGACACAACCAATTTTTCTTGTTTCAGAAAAGTTCCGATTACATTGGTTACAACTAGATTGTCTGTATCGCCGTTTCTGAATACGGCTGTTGCAGAAGAGGATGTAAAGTTGGCGATGTACGCTGTATACTTGATGCTCTCGTTTTGGATTGGAGTGAAGTTGAGGTCATTAGACGATACGAACAAAGAGCCAAGCTGATTGTTTCTGAAGATAGGAGTGTTTGTCGCAACATCGACGCCGCCCAACGCACCAACCCAAATTTTGTAATCTGGGTTGCCGCCTTCCGGAACCACAACAAGAGCGAACTGTTCGTTGGTTCTAAGCATTACAGGCGTTGCGAATTCGAATGTAGTCGCAACAGATCCGTCTCCGCTGACAGAGACCTGAGATGATGACAGGATTTTTGACGCGTAGGGGAGAACCTTATTGGTGGGAACTCCGTTGTCAGTTTCTCTGATCTGAAGTTCCACACCAAATGTACTCGACTTAGTTTGAAAAAACAAATCGACCTTGGTAAGAAATACAGATTCAACGCCGCTTGACGGCTCATTGACGATAAACGTTTGTGCGATTGGCTTCATCTAAGTCCTGCTCTTTGAATGTCTAATAATACAAGTTAGTTATCCGTTTCCGCCTTCTGTGAGACCTTGACCGTTCCAACCTTGCGGATCAAACGGCTCGCTGATCTGAGAAATGTTAGGCGGAGCATTTTCCGGCGGGCTATGCGGGTTGCGGATATTAGGGTCGAAATATTGCCAAGTGTTGGTTGTTGTATACGTCTGATACACAGTTCTGTTAAGCTTTTCTTCCTCGATATTTATCGTGCCAGATCTAATTTGCAGATTTGCCTTATTCTTCTGAACCGATAGAGGCGAGCAGAACAGAGTTGTAGACGACTGAGTGGTCACAGCGCTCTCGCCAATAGTCAGGTCGGCGATGTCCGTGATTCTGAATTCAAGCTCTCCGGATTTGAAAACTCCGGCTGGAATGGCGATAATACCATACACAGCACCAGTCGAGTCGCTGAAAAGAGGATCTCCCCAATTCAAGATAGAACCGTACTGGAAGTTACCGTTGTTGCGAGAGATGTAGACAAGATTGCCTGTATTTGTGAAGTTGTTTCCGCCTGATGGGAACAAAGTTCCTGTGTATGGCGTCAGCGGCAAGCAATCCTGATTCATAATCACGCTGTCGAGGAACACATACAGTCTTGTGTTCGGCTTCATTCCTCTTGCATAGAAGAAGATCTGTCTTGCCGGAACGTAAGGTTGAACCGAAACGTTCGTTACGTAGTTGCCAAGCTCAACGGAAGTCTCGGAAGGCGAGAAGGCAAACGATCTGTTGATCTGTTGCTGCTGTTGGGCAAGAGATGTAGTTGTGTCTGTCTGCCAAGTCTGATATTGTCCGTGGCCCTGACCATAACCAACCGAAACAAGCTGATCGCTCGACTGTTGACCAAGAACTTGGCTGGTTCCATAATCGGACCAGTTTCCGTACTGAGTTCCGAACATCGATCTAAGGCTATTTGACAGATTGACGAAGTTCGAAGATAGATCGAGGCTGCTGTTGATCACAGGCCCTTGAGTGATATCAGAATCTAGAATACCAGGAGGATCGAGAACAACAGTGCCGCGATAGTTGTAGATGTTACCTTCGATGCAGTTTCTAACTTTCGAAGCGAACGGCTGCTGTTGAACAACGTTGTTCGATGTATGCGGGAGCATAATCACGCCGTTCTTGTTGACAGCTGTTGACGCTGCAGCATCAAACTGCATACCGATCGTTTGCTGGCGGAAGAAAGGTCTAGCCTCAGCTTTCACTTCATCGATAGAGATCTTGTAAGCCGGATCGTTTGTGTTTCCGATCGTGTGGTTCTTGAAAGGATCTACAAGGATACCGTTCTTGAATCTGTTTTGACCTGTTTCTCCGCTGCGAACCAGCAACGACGTTGTTGCTTGCTCTAGAAGAGACAGAGACGTGTAGTATTCGAGCCTGTCGATTCTTCTGTTGATCTTGTTGATGTCCGCCATCGTGTAGCGTTTTGTTTGCAAGATCGATGTCTGAACTGCATAATCATAGCGGTTGAATTGTCTGGCTTCTGTTGGCGTTAGCGAAGGATAAGGAGCAACCGTTGCAATACCAATGGTCATTGTTCCAGGAACTTCTGGAGGAGGCGCTGGATTTAGGTCAGCCGTTCCTTCTGTAACGAGAATGTCACCAGCCGTAGTGATAGAGATTCTATCCTTTCTCGGCAGATAGTATTGAATCGTTGACTGATAGTTTGTGCCCGGAGTCGGCGTGTATGATCCGTTGGCGCCATATGAGTAAAGCGTCAGAGTGCCCGAAGGATTGACAGTTGCAGATCCGATAGAAGATGCATTCGCAACAGCTGTGTTGACAGCATATGGTCTGAAGTCAACGCTGTCTCTCAGATCAAACAGAGTCCCGATTGTTGACTTGTACTCTGGGATCTGATATGTTTGAATCGCCGTTGAGTTGGCTGTATTGGCATCATCGATAGGATAAGATGCAGCCGTGAAGAAGCCAACGCCCTGCGACGGATTTGCGACAAAGTTGTCAACCGAAACAAGTAGCGTTGCGTTCGGAGCAACAGGAGTTGTCGATGAAATGTATGCAAGCCCGTAGTAGCTGTCTCTTTGACCATTGTCAAGTCTGAAAGAAGCAACTCTATCCGGATTGGATGTTGAGTAAGTTCCTCCTGTCTGATCAACATAAACCGAATTAAGCCTCAACACGTCCGGGATACCAAGGCACCAAGGTCCGGTTGTTCCGCCAGCGTTTGTGTTTGCTTGAATCTTGATGTAGGTTGACTTCTTTACGCTCTTTTCGATCGGCACAGTGCTTGATCTGAGAACGTCGAAGTATACAGACGCAGCGAAGTCACCGTTGCTGGCTTCTCCGAGAGAAACGTTTGCGGTCGTCGACGACGTGATGTTGATCGTTCTTGACGGAGAAGCGAAATTGATAGGCACGCCAGCTGGGAACGTCTTCTGATGGGCAAGGCCTGAAGAAGCGAAACTGAATACAGAATCAGTCAACATTGAAGTGTTGTTTGCAATCGATACGATTCGTTTAGTTTCTGTGTTGGCGTAGAAGTAATCGCCCACCTGATAGTCTGTCAAGAAGGTCGTTGAAGACCCGACCACGTTTGGCGAAGTGGTGTTAACCGAAACCGTGCCCGTCTTTGTTGTTGTGTAACCAGTGGCGGTCGGAATAATGACGAATGAAGTCTCGGAAGGCTGGGATAGAATTCCAGTCCCATAATTGAATGTCTCTGTCCCCGTACCAACGGCGGAAGCTAGAGTCAATGAAAGAGAACCGCTGGTTGATGCAAGGAAGCTGGCGGATGCTCTGTTTCTATACACGAACTGCGCGGTTGAAGAGAATCCTTCTGGTCTAATAGCCTTCTGACCGAAAGGATAAATCATCGCTTCGCCTGCAGACTCTTGGATCTTGGCAATCGGATTGCCCGAGAAGTCCTTGTCGAGCACAACATCGGATACAGCCTTGAGGCTTCCGTTGTAGTAAATTACGCTTCTCACGCTTGAAAGAGTTTGGCCAGGCTGAAGCTGTATGTTGAACACATACAGTCTGTACGTAGCATCAACGCCAGGAACGCCAGAGTCGTAAGACACGCCGCGAACGTATGCTGTACCGATCTTGGTTGAGCTTGAGTAAGATGTGCTAAGGAACGTTTTCGAAGTTACGGCTGTTTTCGCCACGTTATGCAGTTCGATTTGAACCAGATTGTCGTTGTTGAAGTCGCCAACAAATTCGTTAACGTTAAAGTAGTAACCGAAATTCGCAGTCACGATCTGATTAGCCACTGTGTTGTAATCGGTGGCCTTACGGAGATCGGCTGTATTGTTGTTGATGAATTCGACTCTGTATCCCTTGACGTAACCAATACCAGGCGAAGACACAATGCTCAGATAGCCAGTGTTTGCGGTGTTTGACGTGTAGGAGAACTTCTTTTCCGTGCTCAGCAGGAACGGATTGACTATGTAATCGCCGTTGGTTTCAAACGTTCTTCTGGCAGTGTCTTTCGCCAGCGCAGCGTACTGAGGATCGTTCTTGATCGAAACCGGAAGGCCATTCTTGAAGTCGCAAAGCGAGAAGAATGTCGTCGTGTTCGAAACCGTATTAGAGATTCTGGTGATGAGCTTAGGGATAAGCTTCAGTCTGTGAGCGCCAGGCGCATTGTAGTTTGGCGAACCGGCGGCATTGTCCAACAGACTTGTGTCAACTTCTGGAGTTACGATTTCTTCTTCCGCCTCAAAACCGACAGACACGCCATCGGGCAGATTGTTGTACTTTGATACAACGAGGGTCTGAGGCTCAACTCGAATGAAGAAACCTTTCTTGAAGATAACGCCTTCTGTTGTTGTGAATGCGTATCCCTTACCAGTCGAGTTGGCGACTGTTGCAACTACAACGTTACCGATGTTTATGGCGGAATCTGTTTGAATTTGAACCGTTTCGTTATTAGAGAACGAAAGCTGTTGAGAACCGTTCGCGTAAGTCGCTGCGTTTAGGTACTTGATGTATAGCGTGTTAAGGTCTGGTTCTTCGGCTTCAAAACCGCCGATGGCGTTGACAACTCTAGCCTGAAGGCCGTTTGAGTTGATAGCAATTCTACCAACAAAATCCGCCACGTTCGAGATAGCAGAATTGTTTGCGTAGTTGTCTTTGATCTTGACGTAGTCATAGGAGTTATCAAACGTGAACGCGCAACCTTCAACGACCGACCCGTCCTTGAAGATGTGGCGACCAAACTTATCAATCTGATCCTGCAGGATAGTCTGCATCTGATTGAGCTCGCGAGCTTGCACAGCCACAGCGGGTCTGTAAAGAACCCTGTAGAAATTTTTGGTTACATCGTAATCATCGAAATAAGGCTTACGAGAAAAATCTGTGTCTAGTGCCATTCTATCCTCTTGGAATTAGAATTTTATTACGAGCTTAATTTCTTCTTTACTTGTAGCAGAACGAGTGACAGGAGTGAAACTTTCAGTATATATCACTTTGCCAGAATCTCTGACTAGATCTGGTTGTTCGACAAACAAGTAGTTGTTACTAGTACCTGAAGCGCCGGATTGCAATCCTACGATTGCATTGTTACCAGCTTGGAAAGAGGGTTGATCGGACACATCATTCAGAACCAATACAGGCAACACATTTGAAATCGTCGCCGTAGCTCCCAGCCCATTATTTATAACGTGTCCAGAACCGAACGACAGATTTTGACTGACGCTGGTGACTCTCAGATAAGTTGTGTTGGCGAAAGAACATACGCCGTTCGCGTTTGTTGTTGCGTCTGTTACTGTTTGGCCTACAACAAAAGAACCGCTCATCGATGTTACGATAAGATCGATTTCATTTGTGCTTGACACGATGCGACCACGAGCGTTTGAGACCTGTTGTTGCACATATTCATTCTGAACGAAAGCTCCAGTGTTTGCGGTCAATGTGATTCTGGCTGTTTGATTGAATCTGCTTCCGAAGTTCGAAGAAGCGTCTCTTGCTCCGTTAGCAACGAAGATTGAAGACACAGTGGCGTAGGCATTGGCAACGCTATCATACATCGTATCGCCAGTCGCAAACTGACCAACAACGTTGCTAAGGAAGTAGACACTAGTGTTTACAACCTGTGTCACAACTCCCGTTGAACCAGAATTGGACTGAGTGATCACTTGCGCCGCGTTGCCGACTGGGAAGTAGATCGTGTTCGCCTGAACGACATTGGCTGTTGAGTTAGAGTAGTATCCGTAAACCGTATTCGATACGTTGAATGTTCCCTTGACGCTCTTCAGCTGAAGGAACGACGAGTTTCCGAACACCACGACGCCTGCAGCGTTTGTATTAGACTGCACAACAACTTCGCCAACGGCCCAGGCTGTGTTTCCTGAATAGCTTGCGGCATTCAGACTTAGATTGACTCTATCAAAATCAGTCAACGTAACTTTGACGTCTTTGAATTGCGGGTTTTGTAGGATGCCGACTTTTCTGTATGTCCCGTAGCCCAGGAAGTCATATCCTTCATTGGCGATTTCATCCAGAACCACATTGACGCCGACGTATCTGCCTCCCAGTTCGGAAACAGGATCATAGCCATGGCCATAGACAGGAGAAACAACGGCTGTAGCTGTGGCGTTCGAACCGTAGTTGGTGTTGGCGTAGATCGCGACGTTGGCCTGAGTGTAACCGATGCCTGGGTTGATGATATCAACCCCAACAACATCGAAGGATGAATTTGGTGCTGTGTTAACAACCGCAATTCCGATGCAGTTTGCTCCGTCGCCGGTGATTCTTACTGTCGGACCAATCTGATATTCTGTTTGATCGTTCGGAAGAGAAGCGGCGGCGACCACTGTGGCGTTTCCGCTTGATGCGCTGTTTGATGTCAGCTTAAAGAACACAGGGTAACCCAGCTTGAATGTTCCGCTAGGATCTCTCAGAGTCAGGTTGGGATTGCTTTGAACTGATACAATCTGAGAAAGCTGTTGAGACGATTGACCGCTGACGAAGAACTGAGTCCCCCCACTGTTGGCCAACCAAGTTCCGGAAACGCTTGAGAGGATGACAGTCGAACCATTCGCAAATGCAACCGTAGCGTTCGCGCCTTGATTGACAAGAACAGAGTCCGTCATATTAACCTTCTCGCCAACCGTGAAGTATACGCCGCTGAGAGAAGAGTTCGTGATTGCTATTTGTAGAGAGTTTAGGTTGGTGTTGGATACATAACCATTGGCGCCATTGATAACGATAGAAACCGGCTCTGCTGCAACCGGCATCTTATAATGCGCGTTGGCTGACGCAACGAACGATGTGTTGAAAGGCGAGGTCACGACCAAGACAGTCGTATTGACGTTGTTGGCGACTCTACGAATGTTGCTTGTTGTGTTCGCGCCAATACGAATATATTCGCCATTGGCGTATCCGTTCGCAGTATCGTTCAGCTGAGTTCCAGAACCATACACCAACTGATTATCGCAGAGCATAACGGCTGTGGCCGTCTTGCCTTGCAGCGTATGACCAGTTTCTGTCGGACCTTTTGTCAAAGCGATTCTAGAACCTGTAAGCGTCGGCTTGAGTGCAACTACGGTCGAGTTCGCGAAATCAATGTAGTAGGTAGTTCCCGACGTAAGACCTCCAACCGCTGTATTGCCGGCAGAAACCGTATACGTAATCAGGTCATTAGCCACAAACGACGCAGCCGTTGCGAGAGCGATAGTGTTGTTTGCGCCGCCTCCCGTTCCGCCTGTTACGGCGGTGTTTGAATTGAACGTTTGAGCGGTTGGCGCTGATATTTGTAGAGTTGGCGGAAGGAAGTATCCTGATCCTGGTGTCGTGATATTGATTGCTGCGATCTTACCGGTGGCGTTTGCCTGAGCATTAGCAACAGCGCTGGATCCAGATCCATTCGCTATAATTGTGACTGTTGCATTGGACGTGTAACCAGATCCCGCATCTGTAACGAACGCTAGATTGCAAGCGCCTGTATTACCCACAGACACTGTACCGGGTTTCAGTGAACCAGACTGGCTTACGTCAACGATTGGCAGACCAAGAGAGAACTGAGTCGCTGCGTATCTTGTAATCTGCACGTCAGTTGTGTTGGCTGCCAGCACCATACCGCTGGCGCCAGTGTCTGATTGCGTGACGGTTGCGTTTGCGTTGAAGTATCCCCGAGCATACAGATAATTTACATCATCGAAAGGCTGCTCGACAAAATAGCCAGTGGTCACCGTTCCGGAAACGCTTGACAAGTCAAGTCGGACGAATGAATCAAATGGTTCCGATACAGTGATCTGTTTTGATGTGCCGTTAGAAGAAGAGATCTCTCTAATCTGTCCTGCACCAAATCCTGACTTCAAGTAGATAGAAGAATTCGTGTAGTAATCGTTGGTGTTCGACGAAGTTAAAGGAAGCTGCACTACAAATTTGTTAACCAACCCACCAATGTATCCGGTCTCGTAGATTTGATAATTGCTACCGCCATCTGTAATTCTGATTACATCGATCGATCCAGGCGTTGCGTTGCCCTGAACCTCAGTATTGGCCACTACAGGAATGTAATTTGTCGTCGTGAACTTAGTGTTCGACGCCGAGTCAATTGTGTACATATACTTCCAAGTGTACCCGTCGCCTGTCTGGAAAGTCCCGGATGTCGAAGTCAGAGTGGGCTTCACAACAGATTTTGCGCCTCTGTTGTTATCGATACACTTGTAGACTTCGAACTTATCAGTTACAACAAAGAATTGCTTATCGAAAATTTGAGGGTCGTTCTGACTGTAGCTGCTGTAAACTGTATTTGAAGTCCAATTGTAGCGAGGAATCAGATTGTTTACATCTGAGTCCACGAGAAGCTTACCGTACAAAAGATCGTCGTATACAGACAATTCGACCTGCGCGATTGAATTGTTCGTCGCCAAAACAGCTGTATCATCATCTTGACCGGTGCTGTTCGCCCAGGGCTGAGATCTGGCCGCGAACATATAGTAACCATTTCTGTTGTTACGAATGTCCGTGATGAAACTGTTGGCTTCGTTGATGTAATGATTGTACGTAAGTGTTGCCATAATTTCGCTCGAGCTACCTTTTTGAAATATTTATGACTGGGTCAAAGAGAAAAATTCTGGTACGGACAGATCACTCGTCAACTCGTTCTTCAGTCTGAACGTTCCGAACAACGCCACACCAGATGGGTGCACGAGATCTCTGACCATCTTTTCGTAGACGTTCAACATCCTATTTACAAGGATGTCATAAGAGAATTTCTGATAGTAGAAGCTGTCTTGAATCTTATTGATATCGCTTACAAAACCTCTATTGTTCAACCAGAACCCGTCTGATTTGCCGTCTGTATCGATTACTGTCGAACCGGTCACAGATGCAGACTGATTATTTGGCGAAGACATAGTCACTGTCTCGTTGGGAACAAAACCGAAACCGGAGTTGATCACTTCCACTGCAGTGACTACCCCAGGCGAGCTTCCGACGTTTGGGTCAACAATCGCGTTCTTGCCTTTGATTCCGCCAAACCCATCTGGTATACCGGAACCAGCAACGTCTGGTTCGATCACGTTAACGAAAGGAGGCGCTGTATAACCTTGACCTGGGTTGATCGATGAAAGAAACGCTATAGTCCCCACTTCAACTGTTCTGAACGAGAGCGTGTCCTGAATCGTTGAGTTTAAGTTAGCCACTGCGTTTTTGGGGAAAGACCAAGTCGAACTCAAATTGGCGTTTAGATAATTCACGATGTAGTCCAAATTAACGTTCAAAGTTTCTTTGTTGACCAGACCGCCGACTCTAAAAGAAGCTCCAGCTCCGCCGCCGCCAATAACGCTGCCAACTGTTGCTGTTGCGCCGTTCCCGTTGGTTACAGTGTCTCCAACATTGAAGCTTAGATTTGAGCTGAAATTGATCAGCTGAAGAAACGTAGAGTTTGCAAACGTCAATTGTCCGTTCGCTGAAGTGTTCGTGCTTGTGATAGTGTCGCCAACAACAAACGAGCTGACAGAGTTTTGGATGACCAAGTCGAGCGCAGTCGCCACAGTTACAACTGCGTTGACGCTGTATCCAGATCCTCCGTTTGTTAGGCTGAAGCTGACTTTACCATTCTCGTCTCTGGTTCCTGCCACTCTAGCCTTACCAGAAACACCAGCCCCATACACATCTACAACATCACCAATGTTGAAATTGGCTCCGCCGTTCTCGATTGCAATCGCCGTCAATGATCCAACTATCGTCGGTGCGTTGTCTAGGTTAATCTCCGGAACAGATTCGCTCAGGATCTTTTCGCCATACTTGAATCGACCAACGATAGAAGACAGATAGATAACGTGAATCAGTTTGTTGTTGACAATCTTTCTGTTGACTGTTTCAACAACGGCTGTAGCGTTCCGGCTGCTGTTGTAGATCTGTTTGCCAATTAGATTCTCAAGGTATTCATTGTCGGACACTTCGATGTATCTGGGAACTGTCCATTCACCATCTGATGGTTTGAAAAGAAAGTTACCGGGAACGTAAATTTCAATATCTTCGTTGAACGCGAGTCTGAACAGAAGCTCGTAGGCTCTGGGCGTTCCTTTGGACCTGTACAGGTCAAGAATGTGCTTGACCAACAAACGTTTGTCAGCTATAATCGACTCTGGGAGTGAATAAAGATAAGTGTTCTTGAAGTGCTTGATGAACTGTTGCTCTGTTTGGTCGATATCATTGTATTCGAGCAACGATCTAGTGTGCTGAAGCGTCTGCCCGGTTGATTCAAGCCACTCGTAATAAGCTCTAACGAACGCGATGAAGTTCGGACCTTCTTCTTTGTAAAAGGAAGGGAACTGTTGTGGTATGAACGGCGATACAAACTTCTCTATCGTCATTAGACAGCAACCGCAGTAATGTTCAGCTTTTGCATATCAATCTGAATCAGATCGTTGCCGCTCGCTCTTATGTCCTGATTCTGACAGGCCGCGTAGAATTCGATCGAGGTTGTATCTACAAACCCAGTTACAGTTATTTGATTCAGAGCGATCGTTCCTTTTTGGTAGTCGATTTGTCCCGCCGCTGAGTACGACTCGTAGCCAGGAAGAGTAATGTCTTTCAAGTATACAGTCGTTGATGAATTTGTGACTTCAATCTTACCGTTAGGTAGCTGTCTTACAGTCAGCGTGTTGTTTGATGGATTGAAGTCCGTGTATTGATACTTTTTCGAACCGCTCAAGAACGCGCTCGAAGAGAACGTCCCGGGCTGAATGGGATTGCGATAATTCACATCGATGTAAGTCAAATTATTCAGATCGACGTTGACATTCTTTCTAATAGACACAGTTGTCTCGTTACTCGAGATGCTTGGGTCGGCCGAGTTGATGGCTGTGTCAAGTCTAGACAGCTTAAATTCCGTATCGAACTTAGTCAGACTGTCCGCGTTGAACGCGTCGATTGCGGCAGCCGCCAGCGCTTGAATGTCAGCTGCTGTATTGACGGTAGACGCGGCATCATACTTGACCTTAGTCGTGATCAACAGGTAAATGTAGTCTGGATCGATTACAACGGGTGTGATGCCCAGAGTGCACTTATCGGATAGGAAAGTCTGAATGTTTTGCTTTTCAATCTCCGACAGAGGAGCCCCAGAAAACGTAACCGGAGAACAAAACACTCTTCCGTATTCAACAGAGCCGGTCGTCTGATCGCCGCCGAACACATTCACAGCCTTGACTTCCGTGAAGTTGTTCAAGATCAGATTTTTGTAATCACTCGTTGTGATTGCTCTGTCTTGAGTCTGATAATGTCTTGGCGCGTTGAACCGAATTGATTCGATGGTTTCTGCTTCTGCGCCGCCGCTTCCCGGAGCCAACACCGTAATAGTTGGTGAGATCGATCCAACGCCGTTAATTGGGCCCAGATTGTCATCAAGAGTAAAATTAGTTGAACCGTCGGCTACTGCGCCCGAAGTGACTCTGTAGTCCGCGAAGATCACCGAATTGTTTAGCGGCTTGCGACCCAGAATGCCGTCACCAAACACGATCTCGTATCTTGTGTCTTCCGTCGCTTGAAGGAAGTAAACAGCCGAGTTCGGCGTCAAACCGTAAAGAGTATCGGCTCTTTGTAACAATGTGTTCGACTGCCCATCATTTTCCGAAAGCAGTACAGTCAATGAATCCGTGTCGATCCCGTCATTAGACAAAATGAATCTCTGCGCTTCGATTGAATCATCAACAACAAACGCGTCGGAGAAGTTACTTCCTTCGTAGATGGTCAGATTAGCCTGAAATCTACCGCCGGACGGATAAAGAACGTATGATCGATCAGTCGCGTATTGGAACGTTCCGTTGGACGATTTTCCGCTGAACTTCGTTCCGAAGGGAATGGAGAATACAGAAAGGTTGGACTGGGGGAAGCTGATGTTGATCTGCGCTTGTGATGACTTGGCTGATCTTGGGACGTAGTTGAGCTCTTTGGCTCTTGAGATCACACTGTTGCGCAGCTGAGCAGAGTCAAGGAACATCTCAGACACAGCCATATTCAAATAGAACGCATTCAAGTGCGTGTTGTAGGACAGAATGTCAAGCAAGACAGACATATTCGATCCATCGAAGTCGTAGTCACTAAACTGCGGCTGCGCTTTCAGATAGGTCTTTAGATTTGCCTTTAGAGTATCGAAGTCTAGGTTGACTAGACTGATTGAGTTGTTTGCCATTTAGCGAACTCTTCTTAGGATCAGGTTTACGCTCTGTATTTGAACACTATTTATAATTGAAAAAACAATATTGATCGATACTCTGTTTTCTTCCGAGAACGTATACACCTGAACATCGAGAAGGTTGACTCTTGGTTCGTGAAATCGAATTGCGTTCTCGATACCGAACTTCAGATTTTCTTCTAGGATCGAGTCGTTCGGCTCGAATAGAGTGTTGTTGACATCCGAACCGATGTTTGGTTGATAGAATCTTTCGCCGAAGTTGGTCAGGATGATGTTCTTCAAGGCTTGCTTGATTGATTGATCGTTCTTGACTCTACCAACGTCCTTGGTGAACGGGTGCGGAGTCAAATCGTTTAAGAAATCGGAGAACAGATCGGGAGTCAATCTGGTCTGTGTAAAATTATCTGCGCGAGTTGACAATTCTTAATCTCCTACCTGTGCGGTTCCGTTGATATTGACTGGCGATCCATTGATATCGACTGTAGAAGATTGAATGGTTGTACCAGACCCGCTGTTGATATTGGTTGAAGTCTGCATACTTGCGGACAACGACTGAGCTGTGATCGTTACGGGTCCGTTGGGCGAATTCAAAGTGATAGTCTCTGCGTCGATAATAAAGTTTTTGCACTGAATTCGAACGTTACCGTCACTAAGAAATTCAATATTACCGCCAGACGTTACAGCCCAATCGTTGCCTAGGATATCAGTCTTAACTCCGTTGATTTGAGTTACCGAGTCAGCGCCGACGCTTCTGTATTCAGCTCCTGTAATGCCGGTCGTCTCGTCCCCGCCGACCGATTCGTATTTATCGTTCACAACGGTCTGCGACAGAGTCCCTCCGATACCAAGAACAAAGTCCCCGCCGCTGGCCATATAACGATTGCCGGCAGTCTCTTCTTTGACCGAGCCGTCTACATTGACATTCAAAACGCCTCTGACTTTTACGTCCTGGTGACCATCAACGGTCGCGCTGAATCCGTCGCAGAAGTAGTAGTACGCCTTACCGACTGAGTTGAGAACTGTTCTCCCGTCTTTGTCGATCTCTACATAAGAACCTTTCGTATGAGCGATGCGCAGACTCTCACTGTCCGGAGTGTCGTTGATATGAATCTCGTGACCGCTTCTTGTAATCGTGGACTGGTTGTATGGATACTTTGCCTCGAAAGTTGATTCCGGATGGCGTCTGTTATTTGCGTCTGACATTATACATCCTTAAGAAGTGAACAACCCAACGCGCATACTCTGCCGTTGTCTTGCCAAAATTGCTTGCGACCTCATAAAGTTATTTACGGGTTGACTCGTGCTACCGGATGTATATTTTGCTTGATTGATGTTTGGTTGAAACACATAGCGAACCCCAGAAACAACCGTTGGAATCAGAGCAGCAACAACACCAATCGTTTGCGCCGTCCCGAACCCAGCACCAAGCACTCTCGACAGAGCGAAGCCTTGAGAGAAGTTAACGCTGCTTGATACGGCGCTGGCCAATACATCGAATGTCAATGGCCTTCCGCTCAACAAAGTGTTACCGATAGTCGCCACGAAATGATTTTTGGTTGCGAATTCTGTGTGTTGTTTCGCGTTGATGTAGTTGGGTTCTCCGTTACGTAGTTTATACACGGGAGCGCCTTGTCCGGTCGGATCTTTGAATTCGATGTAACCAGGATAAGGATCTTCTTCAATCGAATAATACTGCTGAATGTAGGATACTGGAACTTCTTCCTTGATGTATTCAGCGATTGGTTTGGGCGAGGCGAGAGTTGCAACTGCTGCCGCCGGAGCAACAGCAACGCTGTTCACGATCGAATCCAAAGCGGTCGCGGCGGTCCCCGCGATCAGATTTGCTCCTCCGATAACAGCTCCTGTCGCAACATCAATCACTGTATTCAGCCCGCCAACGATTGCACCAACAGCTGTGTTGAGGCCACCAATTACAGACGCCATAACAAAATTTGCCGTGTCAAACAAGCCTTGGTTGATTAAGTTAACCCCGCAAACTTTAATATTCAGCGCGTTGATCAGATCTTGTATCGCTTTGACGTTGGCGATAGCCGAATTTAGCATACCGAGCAGTTTGAATATTCCTATCTTTTGCGCCAGCTGTAATAGAGCGTTTCGAATAGCACTTATGACGGAATTAACCACTCCGGATATGATTCCGCCAATAATTCCGCCCAAGAAGCTCAATATTGAATTGATCGAGATAAGGCTGCTGTTCAAGCAAGGTAAAGCGGACAGAGTTCCCAGCGGATCAACAGCTTTCGAAATATCGATAACGTCGTCTTTGCTGTCTTTGTCCTCGGAAGCGACCGTCGGCAGATTGGGATTTTCCATCTGAGCTGTAACGAGAACGGTTATGTCACCGCCTGTTGATATGTCGACAGCTGTTACGTTGGTCTGACCGCTGTCGACATCTGTTATAGTGACTCTGTTGTCGTTCAGCGCTGAGTAAGGATTGTTTGGGCTGCCTTGACCGGATCCGGGAATACTACCTGTATCGATATTGATTGCTGGAGCTCCGTTTACTGTCTGCCCAGGAATCGGATCGCCCGATCTACCAACAGAACCCATAACAACAGGAAGCTGTTGGTCGGCGTCAACCCACATACCGAACACCTTTGAGCCAACCGTCAGACCGACTGGCGCAGTTCCCATCCTACCGTTCGCGGCAGATGTTACTGGTTGAATGACCTGAGCGAACGGAAGAGCGGAATCTGGTATGTTGGTTCTATCATCGTGGCGACCGTAGATTCTTACTCGAACACGCCCAGCCTGATGCGGATCATTGACGTCAACGACCTCAGCAATGAATATGTTTGTTGCTTGACCAAAATTACGTTCAGTCATCTATTACCTTCCTCAAATCTACCCTTCAATCCTTCTATGATACAAGTATACCTTGGTCTTTCCTGAACCATACCGATTCTGTGGTGGATTCTAGAGATCAAAAACTTACCCGACATCAGAGGGTCTTGTTTCATATTACCTGTTGTGGCTGATCTGTTTGGCAGCGCGCAGTTGATGGTGACGCCAGCAGTCAGTTGAGTGTCGCCCGGAACTCTAATCCTAAGAGAGTTTTGCATCATCTGAGCGACATACGCCTGGAAGTCTGCGGTTGATTCTGGTATGAACGTTTCCGCTCTTTGAGAGATGTCAACCGGGATCATAGCCTGGGGAGGAATTCTAGCGTTGTAGTAGCGGTTGATGAAGCCTGTCGACACATCTGTTCCATTACCGCCATCGCGATAGTTTCTGTCAGAGGTCACGATGTCTTTGGTTTCAAATTGCCAAGTCGTAAAGTTGAACGTTGTTATGCGTCTCGGTCCACCAAACGCGATACGGTCGATTGAAGACAGCTGCTGCGGGATTGAGAACGCCAGGATGTTATTGTCTTGGTCTGGGCTTAATGCATTGATATTGATAGCGCCAGACTGTTTGAATGACTTGACCGGCTCGGTCGCAAATCTCTCTTCAAGCGTGCAGAACCTCAGTATCTGTCTTTCCGCTTCTCTTGATTCAAAAAAGACGTACGATGAAGACTTGCTATCGCTGGCAGAAACTGATCGCGCGCGGATCATTCGAATGGCTTCAAACGGATTCTTATGTGGAACAAGAACGTTCTGAACGCCTCTTGTTCTCTCGACCTGAACTCTTTTCTTTGTGAACAGATACCTATCACAAACGTCAAGGATCATCTCGGAACAAAGATCGGAATAGCTTTTCTGAACGTAGTTGGTCTTGGCGTACATCGCTTCTTCAGACACACACTTCAGAACATACGTCTTGGCTCTTTGGCTTTCAAGCTGCTGCTGATCTCCAAGCTCATACAGAGCGAATGTAAAGTCGGCCTGTTTCATATTCGGACTCTTGAATATGAATTCAACCGTCTCATCACCCAGCAACCTGAGATTCCCAATCAGATCCTGAGTGTCAAGCACGGTTATGTCGCACACCACGCCGGGTGTGAAGATGCTTTCGTAGATTGAAGCCGATACAAAGGATCTAGTGAGATTCAAACTTCCACGCTGGGATTTGACAATCAACTTAGATACTAGAGCATCGCCAATCGATACGTTGTCGACCATATTACCTCATCAAATTTGATAGCTCTCTCGAAATCTGGTCAGAGTAATCGCTCTTCAAGACTTGGATCGATTTGTTTCTTTCGTTGATCTCGTTTTCGTGATCGTATGCGTATACAGGCTCCCAATAAGCAAGCTCGGAGGACGGAATGTTGTTCACAACCAAAGCAGCATCGGTATACACTTGGTTGGCAGAGCTTTCTTTTCCTCTGACCGTGTACGTAAACCCACCAGTATCTTCAACAACCAAACCGAACGTATGTTGTATCGTCAGAGAGGTGTTGCTCTTTCCACAAACCTGACCTCTGCCGATGTTCTCTGAATCACGAAACACAGACACAATCTCGTCTGCGCTGAAGCTTGCTCCATTGCAATTATATCTCACGATCTGATTGGTTGACTTCTTCCAGTCAATCTGTCTTCTCTTGTAGCCAGCCGGTGTCGTCGAGTAGTAGACGTCAGTGTAGACCGGCTCAAAGAACTTCTTGGCCGCATCATCAACAGCATCGTACTGAGCCTGAGTTATCAGATCCTGGTTCGAGTACCAGTTGTTTCTGTAGTATTTAACCTTGGTCGTTGCATTGAGATAAGAGCCATACTTTTTGGTCACAAAGTCTCTGAACGTCGTTTCGTCCAGATACCAATCGTAGTAAGGATCGACGACCTTATTCGTCAGACGAAGGATCCAATCCATATACTCATCTTTGTAGTAGCGATCAGCAATGTTGTCTGCGCGTTCGCCCTGCTGAATGTCGTATGGGTAGTACAGAACAGGATTGTTGTAGACTGAATTCAACACCACGGCGCGTTGCGTGATGTTCCGAACCACCGTGTTCGAATAGTTAATGATTTGAAACTTGTCGAAATACTTCTCGGCCATTTATTGCCCCGGGAATTGAGAATTTGGATTGACGGCTATTTCTGCTGCTCTGTCGCGATTGCCCTGAGCGATCAATGCAGCAGAATCATTAAATGCGTTTGAGGTGAAGTCGTTGTTGGTCCAGTATTCAATTTCTTGCAGCTCAATGCTCATTGTGATGGCCGTTGGAGCTTGGGTTGACTTGAAGAAAGAAGGAGCTCCTGCAGCCGCGTAATTCACGTTGACGCTCTTGATCACGCAAGGCTTGAAACGATACAAGAACTCGCTTGACGGGAACAGACTGATTGTCACCATACTTGGATATGAGAAGAAAAGACCAATCGTGTCCGAGACTCCGGGCGACATATGGTACTGGAACGTTCTTATAATGTTTCTTATTGAACCAGACTCAGCCGCGTCTCTTGGCATAAACTTCCAAGAGAAGTTGTGCGTTTTGAACTCCGGCTTCTCGAACAATACAGTCTGATACGGGTTAACCGCAATACCGAAATACGCCGAAGCTGCTTGACCTGCTTGACCAGAAAGTTGGTTCACCAGGCCGGTAGCAGCTGCTGTGACGCTGGCACTCGCTGCCGATGTCAATCTTTCCGTAAAATCAGTCAGGCCTGAATTTTCCGAACCCGCGCGACTACCAACTAAACTTTCTAGAGCTCCGCCCACAGCCATTCCTGCCGGACCGGCGAACGAAGTCGAACTGTAACTCACAGACATATTGTCTCTTATGTTATCGGGAATAGGGATTCTAATTGTCCCCATTGATCTCAAGAATGGAGAGTTGTTGATCGCCCTTTTTTCATACGCTTGAAACTTGAATGACATATAGAAATTTCTGTTAGCTTCGTTTTGAATCAAGTCGGACGGGAATGTTTCTTGTTGTTGAAACTGCGCCGCCATCGATGATCTCGAAGAATACAAATCTCTTGCGCTACTAAGGGAGAGCGTTCCGCCGACGCCCACTGCAGCAAGCCCGGCGACGCCAACAGGATTGGCTCGAATAGCACTCGCTCCGGCTCTTCCAACAGTTTGAGCTCCTCGCCCCAAAGCTCGTACAATAGACCCCGACATAATGTTTCCTCTTATAAATAGACGCTGATACTATTTATAGCGATGATGAGAAGATGGCAAAGTACATCCAAGGCTATTTCAAACCACGAAACCCACAGAAGTACAAAGGCGACCCAACCAACATTGTGTATCGTAGCGGATGGGAATTAAGAGTGATGTCTCATTTCGATCAACACCCAGATGTTATTTGGTGGAAGTCTGAAGAGACAATCATTCCTTATCGTTCCCCCGTCGATGGTAAAATTCATAGGTACTTCCCGGATTTCCTTATTCACACAAAGAACAAATTCGGCGTGAATGAAACTGTAATGATCGAAGTCAAACCCCTGGCGCAGACCAAAGAGCCCAAGAAGCAGAAAACCGTGACCAAACGCTACCTGAACGAAGTGTTCACTTGGGGGGTGAACAGTTCAAAGTGGCAGGCAGCTGAAGAGTTTTGCAAAGACAGAGGTTGGAAATTTGTAATAATGACCGAGAAAGATATTTACGGAAAATGACATCATACATTTTTCAACAGATCGCCAAGAGAGGCAGAGCGGAAGGAATCGATGATTCGATTCGTCAAAGAGACGCTCGCACTTGGTATAGAGAGACGGCCCAGCAATTCAAGTCTGTCAACCGCGATCGAATGATGAACGACAAAGACAATCTGGTCAGCACGATCGATCCCAAGTCGATTGGCAAGATGTTTATGTTCTTCTACGATCCGAAACACAAAGAGACTCTGCCTTACTATGACACGTTCCCTCTAATCTTCGTTGTTGATGTGAAGTCAGATGGTTTCACAGGGATCAATCTGCACTATCTCCCGCCCGTGTTGAGAGCCAGACTGATGGACGCTCTGTATACCACGATCAATAACAACAAGTACAATGAGACCACTAAGCTGAATCTGTCTTATCAGATCCTGAGCGCAGCATCAAAGTATCGATACTTCAAACCTTGTTTCAAAAGATATTTGGCCGATCACGTTCATAGCGATTACCTAAATATACAGCCCAGGAATTGGGACGCAGCTCTTATGCTGCCGACGCAGAGATTTCAAAAAGCTACAGCGGACAAAGTCTGGAGAGAATCGAGAGAGATGGTATGACGTTCAACATCGCTAACTTTTCGGCGCATATCAATGACCTGGGAACTGTCCAGACAAACAAGTTCAGAGTTGAGATCGGTCGGCCAAGAGCTCTTCCAAGAGCGAACATTGATCAAACGTATCAATACAGAGCGAGCTCCGTCAGAATTCCAGGAGTCAACTTTGATATGCAGAACACCGCTAGATACGGCGTTGGGCCGCTTCAAAAGTTTCCAACAAACGTAAATTTTACGGACATAGACATAACATTCCTTGACACCGGAGTCAACGCGCTTTGGAAGTACTTCACGATCTGGATGAACGTCATTTTTGACTACACCGGTCAATCCGGAGGAAGCCAGGCGAGTTACAGCGTCGAATACAAGATCAACTACGTCGCGGATGTTAACATCTACGTGTATGAGAATTCGGGAAACCTCGTCAACAAGATTACTCTCAAGGATGCCTTTCCTGTTTCATTGAATGACGTGAGTCTATCTTGGAGCGAGAACAACAGACTGTATGAATTCACTACCAGATTCACATTCAAGGAATGGTTCTACGAAGGTTATCAAGTCGGTGAATTCGTCTCTGGCGCACAACTTGGTCCTTCAGCTTCGGTCGCCCCTAGACCTCAGAGAACAGAGTCGCCCAGACCAGCGCCGCGTTCTGATCCTTTCGGTTTGAATAATAATACGGGAACTGCCGGACCTGCGAATTATTCTGAATTTAATTTTTAATAATGGAGCTGCATTATGCCTCTACCAAAAGTCAAACACCCGATCTTTGAATTCGTCGTTCCTTCCACTGGGAAGAAGGAAACTTTCAGGCCGTTCCTGGTCAAGGAAGAAAAGATCCTTCTGATGGCGAAAACATCAGAAGACTCTACGGACATTCTGAGGGCGATAAAGCAAGTTGTTAACAACTGCGCGCTTGGTGATCTGGACGTTGACAAGCTGGCGATATTTGACATTGAATACCTGTTCATTCAGCTCAGAGCAATTTCTGTCAACAACATCGTGAAGGTTTCCTACAGAGACAACGAAGACGAACAGATTTTCGATTTTGAAATTGACCTCAAAGAAGTCAAGGTTCAGTTCCCAGAAAAGGTAGAAAGAGTAATCAAGATCGCGGATGATATGGGCATTCAGCTGCGTTATCCTCCAGCATCGATCTTCAGCGACAAAGAATTCCTTGACTCGGGAGACGATGTTTTCTACGAGCTGATCATTCGCTGCATTGACAAGATCTACGATGGCGATGACATCTTCAACCCATCCGACTACTCGAAAGAAGAGATCGAGGAATTCCTTGATGGTGTCGCAATCGACGTCTTTGAGAAGATTCAGTTGTTCCTTTCGAAGCTACCGAGGCTGTATCACAAGCTAGAATACAAGAACAAGATGGGCAATGAAAGGGTGATCGAGCTAACGTCGCTCGCCGATTTTTTTACGTTGCAATGAACCACAACACGTTGGAGAACTACTATCTGTCAACGTTCTCCTTGGTTCAACATCACAAATATTCCGTCAAGGACGTGGAGAACTTAATCCCTTTCGAGAGGGATCTGTTCGTGGAGCTCCTGATGAATTACCTAAAAGAGCTTGAAGAACAACGTCGAAGCGCCCAGTAGTGATAAATATATCAAAACTGAAAGAACAAAGGAACGTTGTTTGTCCGATGATCCAAACGCCGTTGACAGTGAAGTAGTCAAGCACCAGCTCGCCATACAGAACGAGAACTGGATTAAGTCATATTGGCGCCCGAGTATGGGTTGGCTGTATATGATTATGTGCGCGTTCGACTTCATAATCTTCCCGTTGATTATGATAGTCAGCCCGGCTGTGGGCGCGATCTTCGGCGTTCAAGTGCCATACAACGAATGGAAAAGCCTGACTCTCTCTAATGGCGGTATGATACACATCGCTTTTGGTGCCATCCTGGGTGTTGCTGCGTATACGCGCGGGCAAGAGAAATTAATAGGTAGACAATAATGCCTAGAGTTCTACCATCAAACTTTGCTGCCAATCGCAGAGCCGTTGAAAGCTCAAGAGCTTTTGTTCGAGGGTCGCTTAACCTTGGGACCAAGGCATTCGGCGCTATGTTCCCCACTATGGGGAAACTGTTGGGCGGCATAAGCTCTAAACCAGAACAGGACAAAATCAGAACCAACACCAGAAGAGCTCTAGAGTCTGTAGACGATGGATTGGTTCGCAACAACGCTTCCTTGAGCGAAGTGTTGAACAACCAGAACATTCAAAACAATCTGCTGACTCAGCTGCTCAACCTGTATAAGTCGACGCCTGGCGGGACTGCTCCAATTTTGCCGATTGCGCCCGGACCCGAACTGCCCGACATCATAACTGTGCCGCGCAATCGCCCGTCAGCCGCTACAAGACCTTCCGCCCAGCCTTCAAGACCAACGGTCCCTGCAACTAGACCTTCCGCTTCAGCAACACCTGCTACCAGACCAGCCGCGCCTCCCGCCTCAGCAGCCGTTAGATCGATTGGGAATGCCGCCTTAAGATTTGCAAATCGTATCGCTGCCGTCTCGGCGTTCTATTTGGGAATGAGAGACCTCGGGGACAATACGATCAGAGTTCCCGCCAACGTTAGACAAACGTTTAATCGAACGTTGAACAGCTTTAAAGAAAATCTGGACCAAGCGAACAGCGTTTATCAATCACTTCAAACTGAAACCGATCCGAACAAAGCTCGCGAGTTAGAGGCTGATTTAACCAGAACCTTAGACAATATGAAGTCTCAAAGAGCGAGGCTTATTGACGCTGCGAGAGAATTAGACGCCGCCATAGCAGCCGAAATTGAGCGTCAAAGAAGACGCGGTAACGTCATAAACAGACCAAACTATATGGAAAGAGTGCTTGCGCTTCCGGAAACAGATTTCGAAGCTTCGTCTTCTCCGGAACCAGCAACACCGCCGCCACCTCCTGTAGTTCCACCGCCTCCGCCTCCCCCTTCGGATAATGCAGCAGCAGTTCCTCCTCCGCCACCAGAGGTCGCAACTCCTGTCGCAACACCGCCGATCGTGTCGCCCCCGACGACAACAGAAACGACGACAACCACAGCGACGCCTCTGGTTGTTGAAACAGAAATGCAAAAATTGCTGGCGAATAACAACTACGAAAAAATAAGCTTCGAGGCTGACAAGATCAAGTTTGATGGCCCGACGAACCTACAGCAAACAGCCTCTGTCGTGACACAACCGAGCGTCGTATCAAGCGGAGGCGGAACAGAACACAACCGCGCATCACACGGCGGTTCTATGGGAGGAGCTGCGGCTGGAACTCAGACAACCTCTTCCGGTGCCGGAGGAACAAGTGGCGCTTCGTCTTCAACAATTTCTGTAAGTTCTAGTGGAGGTCCTATGGCAACACAAGTCGGCGCCAGCACACCAACGGGAAGTTCTCCGCCTCCTGTGACTGGAACAACAGCTCAGATTCTAGCAACGATCAGACAAAAAGAATCTGGTAGCAATTATCAGGCGCAGTCAAGATCATCAACCGCTTCCGGCGCGTATCAGTTTATCAACAGCACCTGGCAATCCTTGACTAGACAATTCAACATAGGGACAGAATATAGCAGAGCTGTTGATGCTCCTCCCGCGATTCAAGACGCTGTGGCCGGAGCTTACGTAAATCAAATCCTCAGCAGGAACAACAACGATGTGAGCGTCGTTCCTCTCGTTTGGTACACTGGCAATGCGCAAGGTAGAATGTCTGAGGCTGCTCTTGCTGCTAACAGAGGATTGACTCCGCAAAGATATCAGACAGAGTGGATGCAACTGTTCGCTTCTATGGGAGGGTCTGTTCCTTCAAACGCAGCTCAAACGCAAGTGGCATCAGCTCCATCGACCGGACCAGCATTAACTCAGGCTTCAACGCAGCGAGTCGTAGTTGATAGACAACAGATATCTGCAAACCAGAGATTGACAGCGGAACTTCAACAACAGGTTTCTAGAACTCCCGAACGACAAAACACGGGATCCGCAACAGCTGAACCTCGGCAGAGCGGAGAAAAACCTGCGGGAGAGGTTCCCCTGAAAATTCGAATTCTATCAGCATTTGAACAACTAACTCGGACTTGATCAAAATGGTATACAAAAGTAAGATCCCCAATAAAGCTTTAGAGAAAAGAATTCGCAAGTCCGGCGAAGTCACTGACGCCGACGTTCAGGAATACATCAATCAGGTTGGTATGGACACTCTTCAAAGTATGAGTCTGTCGGCCGAGAACGTTAAAGAGTATCTGAAGAACGTTGTTGAGCTTGGCACGCCAAAAAAGAAGCTCCCGAAAAAGAAGAAGATTGACCCCAACGATTTGTTGCTGGTTGTTGATCGATCTGGTAATCTGTCAACAGTTGAACAGAAAGAGAAACTTAGGGAAGAAAAAATCAGAGAACGCGCAAAGAACGTTGTTGAAGGTTCGATCGATCTGGGCAACAAAGCGTTCAACAAGATGTTCCCTGGTATCGGAAAGCTTCTGGGTTGGGTCCAGAACAAATTAGACAAACAAGCCAGAAACGCAGCCGAAACTAATTCGTCTATTGAGGGATATTCAAGACAGACGGACAGATCGTCTAAGCTGTTAGAAAGCATCGCCGAGAGCCAGTCTAGATCAAACAACACGCTACAACAAATCCTGACGGCTGTGTCTTCATCTAGAACTCCACAACAACCTGTGATCAACAGCAACAGTAGCGGATCCGACCTTTTGAGAAGCTCGATCGCCGGAGCGGCAGCTGCAGCTGCAGCAGTTGGCGCGGGAGCTATGGCGCTCAACAGAACGAATCAAGAGTCTACGCCTCCGCCCCCGCCGCCAACGCCAGAACCAGTCGCAGCGCCCGTAATTTCACAAACAACTCAACCGAGCCCAACGAGCCAAGCAACGCCTGTATCTCAACCGACGCCGTCGGCCATCAATCAGTCGACAAGCCGATCTATTTTCAGCATACAAGCGTTTCGCGAGGCTGACCCCGAGGGAGCTGCAGAGTTCGAAAGTTTCGTTCGAACGCGCACCAGAGAGATAGAACAGGAACTCAATGGAGCGATTCCTAGAAACTTAGATCGTAATGCAGTCAATATGCATCTTGACGCTAACAAGGTTCGGGCCAGGTCAATGGCTGTGGCTGAAGCTCGTCAAAGATTTGCAGAAAGAATCCAAAGAACTCGGACTCAAACCCCTTCGCCGCCTTCGCCAGCCGAAGCTGTTGGGTATTCAACTGTTCAATCTCCGGCAACTCGCGTTCTCCGGACAGACACAACGACTCGTTTGTTGAATATCAAAGCAAGAGAAATCGTATTCAAGGCCGATAAGATCGAGTTTCCTCAGGCTGCGCAAACTGCGGTTGCTCCTATGACAATGGGAGGATTTTCAAGTGTTGCTACACCAAGCGCAACCGTTTCAACCGGAGGATCAACAGGCGCGGCAACACCAACAGCAACCGCCAATCTTACCGGTTTGGAATTTGGGCCTGGCGTTGATCCGAGAATCGGGGCAGGCATAGCGAACAAAACCAAAGAAGTGCAATCAACCTTCGGCAAAAAACTGCTCATCACCAGCGGATTCAGAGACGCAGGAAGAAACGCCAGAGCTGGCGGGGCTGAAGGTTCTAAGCACTTGACAGGAGAGGCTGTTGACGTACAATTCCCAGGGAACGAACAAGACACAATCAATCTGATCAAAGCTGCTTCTCAAAAAGGTGTCGGTGGAATTGGTGTTTATAGACCCGGTTTCGTTCATCTTGACGTTGGCTCAAAGAGAGTCTGGGGACCGGACTATCGCGCAGGAAGCATTCCTCAATGGGCAAAACCAGCTCTTGATGAGCATATGGGCAGAACGACTTCCGAAGCTGCTACTCCATCAGGAGGAGGCGGTACATCCGCATTAACTCCTATCGCATCACCGGTTGCTTCTAGAACCCCGTCAACGCCATCTTCTGGGGCTGCTATTTCAAGAGCATCGATAGCCGACGAAACAGCCGGTAGACCGACAGCTCCTCTTGGTATGGCTTCTAGGGACTCTGCTGGAGCGCCAATATCAAACGCGCCTCAACAGCCCAGCGCGACTTCAATCGATCCGAACAATCCTGGTCTTGTTGAACCGCCAGACGCTGCCATACGTTATGCCAGACTGTTCGGTATGGCGGCATAAAAAAAGGGAGCCGGAGCTCCCTTTTCCTTTAGTCCTTGATCTTAACCAACCGAGCTAGATCTTGCTGAGTGTCAAAATCTCTCTTGTTGATCTTCTCGAGAAACTCGTCTGCCTCATCCTCTTCAATCCACTTAGAATGAGGTACTCCGCCGTTGTCCGTCCACCAAACAAGCACGCGTCCGTGGACAACCGCGAAATCGTAATAAACGCCCATTGTTAGCTCCTTACGTCAAATTCGCGAAGATATATCTTTTGCTAAATAAAAGCGTCCGTCGCGGAACTGCAATTCCCACGGACTCTATGTACGAGAGGATACACAGCTATGGATACTTATCAAGAAAATTCAGAACCGTTCACCTACCTTGTGGGTTGGTCGGAACACAATCTTTGGTATTATGGAGTTAGATACGCTGCCGGCTGCAAACCAGAAGATCTTTGGTCATCATACTTTACGTCTTCTTCTTACGTGAAAGAAACTCGGCAGATTCACGGCGAACCGGACGTCGTCCAGATACGCAGAACGTTCAAATCGAAGAAAAAAGCAATCGACTGGGAATTGAAAGTGCTTAGGCGTTTGAACCTTCACAAAAATCCTAATTTTTTGAACAAAAATTGCGCTGGGGCTATCTATTACGACGAAGCCGTAAGGAACAAAATACGAACAAAAGCTTTGGGTAACAAAAGAACGTTGGGTTACACCAACGAATATAAGCTGTTGAACGGTATGAAATTGTCAACAGGAAAACCTAAAGGTTCGAAACATAGCGAAGAAGCTAAACACGCAAGATCCGAAAGACTAAAAGGTAAGCCTGTACACCCAAATTTGAAATACAGCGGGGGCCATAAACATTCGATCGAGTCAATTGAAAAAATAAAAATCGCCGCTTCATCGAGGGAAACGTTCTCTTGCGATTCCTGCAACAAGTCGATAAAAGGAAAAATGAACTGGGATCGACATCTCAAATCGTCGAAACATCAATCCCAGCTATTTTGCAATTAATCAACTTGCCAATTTACGAAAAAATGCCATGTCTTCATCATCTTCATCGGCTGAAGCAGGAGCGGAAGCAGCGCGTTCTGCCTTAGGAGGGGTCCAAGGCAGATCTTCATCTTCATCCTGATTCCTCTGAGCAGCAGCCTGACGAGCAGCAGCAGGAGCAACAGAACCGTTCTCATTCAAACCGAGAACCTTGTTCAGCTTGGCCTTGAGCTCATCGTAAGACTTGAAGTTGCTCGGAGCCAGGAACGCCTGAAGTGAATGCTCCTGCTTCCATACAGCCTCAAGACGCTCATCGTCTCCCTCAAACAGAGGGGCAGGGGAAGCGAACTCGGACTTATCGTAGTTGCGATAGCTATCAACGTTACGAATCTTCAGCTTGAAGTCAGCGCCCGCCCAAAGGTCGAACGGGTTCATCGGAACGTCGCCCGGGAACTGAGGGTGCATAGCGTCATTCAGCTTGTCGTAGAGCTTCTTACCAAACTTGAACAGGAACACCTTTCCATTGTTCTCAGGGTTCGCCTGATCCTGAATGACGTAGATGTTGCAGATGTAGTTCAGCTTGCGCTTCTGAGCACGAGCCTGCTTGCGCGTCGGCGACTCGTCGTCGTTCGACATATTCCAAAGCTGGCTGTTCAGCTCCGAAACGGGGTCGGGCTTACCGATCGTCGTCAGAGAGTTTTCGATGTACCAAGAGCCGGTCGGACCCTTGAAACCGTGCCCAAACATCCGAATGAACGGAACCTCTTCGTCGCCAGGCGCGGGAAGGAACCGGATAACAGCGTAACCGTTACCAGCCTTATCAACGTTGGGATACCAGAAGCGATTGTCCTTGCCACCATCGGCGTTTTGATTGAGCTTTGCGAGCTCGCTGGTCAGCTTCTCGAGCGAAGACTTGCCAGACTGGGACTTGAGTTTAGAAAAATCCATTTGTATTCTCCGTATGAATCGTATGTTTGTATAATTGTGTGTTCGTGTCGAGGCATAACCTCAACACTACTTATACTACTTCGACTCGCTGAAATAATCAAGCACTATCTTCTTGATCTTCGGCTTATCGTACTTGATGAACGGGATGTACTTTGTCACCCTCGTCCCCACTTCCTCCCAGACAACGTCATCCTTCAGCTGCTTGTTCATATAGCCGATACAACCTACAAGATCAACCAGTATGCAGAACGTTTCGACGCTGATCTGATCGCCCAACAACAAAGACAAAATATGATTGTGTTGGCCGTTCTCGATGACGAAATTGCTGTCGAAAGGAAACTCTAGTTTGCTTAATTCGTTCTCGAAGGTGTAAGTTAAACTATCTCTTCGTTTTAGCCAATCAAGGTAGACCTTCTCGGCCGATTCGGAATAAGCAATATCGCGAATCCAAGTCTTGGGATCGTTGACGAAGTTTGCGAGCATCAGGCCATGGGGATCTCTATGCTTTGAAACCTTCTCAAAGAAGAAGCGATCCTTCCTCTTGTTGAATGAATCTCCCTTGGCGCTGCCTTTTCCTCGATATTTGAAAAAATCATACGACTTAGAATTGAAGTGATTGCGCAGCGCCAGGTAATCTTGATACACCTCATATGGCGTCATTAGACTACACCGGCAGCTTTGCGGTCTTCTTAATGATGTTCAGGTTTTCGGCTTCCGTCTGAATCATCGACATCATCATAGGATCCCTTTGAACCAAACCAGCAGCCAGCTCAATCTCAACGCTGTTAACCTCGCACCAATGCACAACGGCATCGATATACTCCATCTGCTTCTCTCTGCAGAACGTTCGAATGTCCGAGGAGAATGTCGACAGCTTGTTGGGTAAAATAGCGACGTCTTCCATTAGGACCACAGGCTTTCATAATACTTGGCGAACAGCATACGGCCATTCTTCAGACGCATATCATACGCAGACTTAGCGAGGACGTTCGTCTTGTGCGTGTGGTTGGGTCCGGTCTTGAGTTGGCCATCTTCGATAAGGAAGTCAGCTTTGCCGGAATCAAATTGGTCGTATCGATCTTCGTTGGTATACTGCTCGAACGTCCAGATCATCTCGTCAAGAACCCAGTCCCAACGAGCGTCGTGAAACTCGTCGATCTCGTATTCGTCCAACTTAGCTTTTGCGGCAGTTGAGCGAATGTTCTCCGGGACGTCTTCATCATCAACGTGAGGCACACCCGGCTTATCCTCCTTCATTTTGATGAGGAGAGGATGGATGATTAGGGCGAGCGTATGATCGGCGCTCCAGGTATCATACCCATCGATATGAACCTTGATTTTGCGCTTCTTCTTTCCATCAAGCCAAATGCAGAAGGTATTGACGCAAGAATCAGCCAACCAGTCGCCCAGCCGATCAGCGCGATCTTCTCCGATCAGCCATTCGAACTTTCGGGCGACTTGATATGGGCCCATCCAGTTTTTATAAGGACCAATGTCCACTTTCATATCGGATACTCGTAATTGATTGTTGTTTCGTTTTCGCGGAACAGGAAAGCCCCATTAGACGTGTGGAAACGTCTAGCCATCTCTGTCTTGGGACTAAGTGTTACCGCCCGATCGCAGTTGGGAACAAACCAATGAATGTGACTGAGGGCATCATTGATGATAGTGCGCCCAGCACCCTTCACTGAATTGCGCCTCGCCCAAACAGTATAGAACACCGCGACGTTGAACGAGTTGTAATCAAGGAACAGCTCATCTTCGTCTTTGGGGATCTTACCGATGAGAGCGTAGCAGCATACAGCCTGAGCTTCGCCGTCCTCTTTTGACGTAAGAACGAACATACCAAGGTTGTGACCGAACCTCTTCCAATTAGGGATATGAGGTCTGACCGGGTCTTCAGCTAGAAGCGGAGCGTAGATGCTGTCTGCTTGCTGAATACGATGAAGCTGAAACATCAGGAAGCGGCCTTGTAAACTCGCGCGAGCTTTTCCTCTCGCGGCAGATGTTTCAGGTAGTCGTTCAACTCGTCGTGAATCTCAACGAGCTCGTCGTCTTCTACGCGACGATGAGATACAGTCATCTCACCAAGCCACATTTGACCGAACTCCGGGGCGAGATCAAGATGAACCAAAGACTGGGCAATCTCCGGACTGTCCGCTTCGACGGCGTAGACCATTCGGTATTGACTGAGAGCTTCAACGAGATACTTCGGCATCACCAATCACTTTCCTTATTACGTTGATACTCACCACACCAAGTGGCTGGCGACACCTCCGGGAAGAACCCCTTGCCGCGATAATCGGGGTTGACGCTCGGTGGATATCGACGACATTCAAACTTATCTTGTCCGATACCCACCGAGAACTTACAAGTGTCGCAAAAAGGCAAGATGACTTTCATCAGTTCGGCCGAACCGCGCAGATAGCGGCAACAACTTCGCCTCCCTGGTTCCGAATGGCAGTTGAAGCGGCCTGCATATCCTGCAGACAAGACTCAACAGAAGCTGACTCGAAACGAACGGTCTGAGGAGACCCATTCAGCATAAACGCGATTACCAAAGTCACAAGAATGTTCATTGTCTTTTCCTTTAAATGGTGCGCCCGGCAGGACTTGAACCCGCAACCAAAGGCGTTCGGTGGAAGCAGTAGGATTCGAACCTACGAATCTATCAGTTATGAGCTGACCGCCTTAGACCGCTTGGCTATACTTCCAATTTCTTTTTTCTCCAAGCTTCTTTGATCGCTTGGATGTGAGCTTCGCTTTTGGGTTTAGGTTTTCCTTTGTTAGCGAGTCCGCCCTTTCTGCCGTTTTCGGAAGCGTTTCTGTTATTGCCTCCGAAAGAATAACCGAGCTCTTTTGATTTCAACCCGCCTTTTCTGCTTTTTGCGATAAAGCCTTTCCAAGAATCTTCCTTCGAAAATCCGCCGACGCCGCCTTGCTTCATATTATAGCTGGCGCTATCGCCGAAATTTTCGGTCAATGTTTTCTCTAACGCGTAGGCTTCGTCTTTGCTTTCGGTCTTTAAAATAATTGTCTTCTTGAAATTTTCTTTTCCGTGTTTTTCTATAGCTTTTCTTATCGCCACGCCGCTTCCCATGTAAGAATCGTTAGGGTCTTCTGTTTTGTGGACGCCCACGTAAATTTTTTCGTTTATCAGATTAGTTATTTTGTATACAGTATACATACGCGAAACCTCCTCGATTACGCTTATTTATACTATGCTCCGCTTTAAACCGTCCGCTACTAACCAATTGAGCTACAGGCGCGATTCACATATTCTTTAGCTCATCAAACCTCAGTTCGATATCCTCAAGGTCAATACGAAGGAACGTGACGAACAGGGCCAGGCCGAAAAAGGAAACATACAAAGAAGCGTTCCCGAAGATGACCCAAGCCAAGAACACGACGACGATCTTCGCGTAGACCATCCCTAACAGACACTCTATAAACTCTTCGAAACTGTCGCGCCTGAGGATGATAGCGCTGACGAGGATGACGGCCAATTCCTTCGCTAAGAACAACAACACGATGCAGACAACGGTTGAAATGATCAGGCTCAAGCTGCGCGTTCCTACGTTTTAAATTGGCGACCCCGGCACGACTCGAACGTGCGACCCACAGATTAGAAGTCTGTTGCTCTAGTCCAGCTGAGCTACGGGGCCATAACCTTACTATATATCGGCTCTCTTATAAGTCAAGAGAAAACTTCAAACACGGACCAATAAACGCTGGGGTTGGTTGCCGGCTTGTACACACTGGCGTATCGTTGCTTCTCGCCAGACAGACCGGGCACCGTAACAACGTAGCATCGTTCAACAGCACCCCAAGGCGCAATGAGATCTTCGTAGTAACCGTAGGGAGCTTCAAGGCCGATCGCTTCGCCGTTCTTGTTCGTCTTACGTTCCTGAAGCTTGACGCGTCGATTGTCGATGGTCGTGTGTTCAATCCTCATTTATTTATACCTTCAGAAGGATAGTGTTTTCGTTGATGCGGTGTTGGGTGGTGGTCGTCTTCAGGCTCCCGATCATCTTAGCGAAGGCTCGCTTGCCGCCTCGCAGAGCAGTCTCGAGGTGCACCTCGGTCTTCCGGCCGATGCGATACGTCTTGCTCTTCTCCTCGTCGTAGTGAAGGATGGTCGTGCCCTTCACGTCAAGGCCCTTGTTACCAGCCGCCACGAAGTGGGTCAGCAGCTTGTACCTGGTGTTGAAGGTGATGAGCTCTTCGGCGCCAACGATCTTCTCGGGGTTGATAGACACCACCTTGAATTCGGTCGACTCCTTTTGAAACTTGAAGCTCTTGAGCTTCTTGTCGATGGTAACGACTTTCTTCTTACGGACAACCCGCTGCTTCTTGACGTTGCCGGAATGACGCGCACAGTCAGCCAGGATGCCCTGATAGAAGGCGGCACGACGCTTCAGCTGTTCAGCAGTGTAGGTGGCGTAGCCTTCCTTGAGCGAAGGATCGCACTTCTTGCTGATCAGCTCGGCAGCTTCTTCGGCGATCGGCTTATAGAACTCCGCAACCTTGTTTGCCAGGTTGGCCGGAATCTCTTTGTTCTGAAGCCAATCGTACATAGAGAGGGTCCAACCCTCCTGATCGATCGCCTTCTCGAACTCAGCAATGAAGTTCGAAACCTTGTCCTTCACCCGATCCTGAATCGAGATAACGACGGCTGCCGGCTTCTTCTCCTCGGCAGGAACCTCGGTCTTGATCTCGGCCTTGGCGAAGATCTCAGTAAGACGAAGCTCGAGCCTCTCGACGTAGACGTCGCTGAGGATACCGCCTCGGGCGATGATTCGGGCGAGCCAACCGGCTTGAGGAATGATCCAGGCGTCAGCGACCTTCTTAAGCACCTTGAGGTCGTTGACCCGCTTGTTGGCCTTGAGATAGGCTTCGATATATTCCCGAGCCTGGATTCGGGTGCACATATAGTTATACCAGTTGAAGGTGCGGCTCAGCAGCTTGTCGTCGAGCAGCTTCCCCTTCAGATCCGGCTCTTCACCCATATGACGGATGTCGGCGATATACTGAACCGACTTACCGGCAGTAACCTTCTTCTTTTTCAGAGCGACAAGGCTTCGGCGACCGGCCATCGATATCATCCTTCCGTTATATGAGCATCATACCCTAGTTTCGGAAACAAGTCAAGGACTTTTTTCAGATTTAGGCAAATTTTCGGGCGGCTGAGTCCCAGGCATCGGCCCGGTGGGTGGGGAACGAAACTGCCCCCACCCGATATAATTTTCAATCCACCAGCTGGTGAACGACTGGGTCATACCGCCCGATACTCGATCTTAGTCACTTCGACCGGAACGACTTCCTGACATTCAATCTCTTCAGGTTCGTATTCGAAAGGACTTTCATCTTGCATTTCGGTCAGGCCTCGGCTATAGGTAGTTTCATAGAACTTACCATCGTAGCTGAAAACGAGCAAGTGATGAGAAGACCATCTGCTTGTATCGATTTGCTCGTTCGCCACGGTAACAGCGACTTTACCGTTAATTTCCAAGTCGTCGCCCCAAAGAAGTTCCTTGAGATCATCCTTCTTGAACAACATATCAGGCCTCCGCCATTTCGAGTGCGAGCTCAAGAGCCTTCGTCTTGAGATTCTTGTTGTAACCGTACCAGGCCGAAGTCAGACGAGTGTCCGCCGTGCGACCGGCCAGGTGATCGGTCAAAAAAGTCACGCTGTTAAATGCCTGCCACCAAGTACCGCGAGCGAACTCGGCACCCGGCTGAGTCTCGAGGATCCCGAGAGCCACACCAGCGTTCTTCGAGATCTCCTTCTTAGCGTTGTCGCCGCCCGAAACCGGGAAGACCCGCTTGAAATATTCCACGATATTCTCGTTCGAGGCACGCTTCGAGCCGAGGAACTGGGCCATCTCCTTGTACTTCGCCAGCTTTTCGGCCGCGATACCCAGCATCAGCTTCACGTTGTCGCCGTTGAATTCGCGACGATGGCTGATCTTAACCATCTTCTCAACCTTGGTGTTGAGCGACAGCGTCAGGGTATTGTTGCAGACCACGCGGATCGGCGTGAACCGAACGTCGGTCGAGAAGCCATACTTGTGGAAGTTCGTGAAGTGCAGGTAGGACTCAACCTCGTCGCCGCCGAACAGCGAGAAGCCGGACTTCACCTTGGCGAGAGCCCAGACGATCTGACCGTCGCCGAGCGAGCCAGCGGTGTGCATCTCCATATCGCCCTCGGCGATGAAGTCGTTGAAGAACTCGAAAGCCTCGGCGTTCTGCACCGGGTTCCAGTCGTTCGACACCACGCCCAGGATCTTGTTGTCGCTCTTACGGACCAGAGCCGAGCGATCCACCGACACCTTCTTGCCGCCGACCTTGGCGAAAGCCTCGATCTTCTCAACTTCCCAGTTGAGACCAGCAGCCTCAAGCATCTGCTCCGGCGTCAGGTCGTCGGGAACGCGAGTGCCGAGACCGTGCCAGGGAGTCTCGCCGGCATAGGCCATCTGAGCCTTACCATTGATCATTTCAATATTGTGAGCCATTTAGGAATCCTTTCATTTCAATAAAAGCATCATACCGTGTTTTTAGAAAGAAGGCAAGGATTATTTTGTTAAAAGTTCTTAATCTTCTGATTCGAACAGCTCGACGAGCTCGGCGCGGCAGCCATACAGTTCCATCAGCCGATCGGCGACTTCATCCGCCTTGTCAAGAGCTTCTTTACGGTCTTCAGCGTAGACGTCTCGGGTCGAATCCCATTCGTAATCCGAACCTTCGCCCATATGGAAAATCGCTTCGAATCGCTTCATAACAACCTATCCTTTTCAATAAAAGCATCATACCGTGTTTTTACTAAAAAGGCAAGGACTTTTTTTGTTAAAAAGTATTAATCTGAACGTCGTCGATGAGCACGCTATCCCCAGCCGCGACTCCGGTATACCGATCCTCGAGCGCATCGGTAATGGCAGCAATCAGCTCGGACTCGGAGAGGTTCATCTCGACGAGATCGGGGTGAATCTTAAAGGTAAGAGTGACGGTGACCATAACAGGGTTTTTCATTTTAAATCTCTTTCAGGTTAATATAAAAAAATTAATCTTCCCGTTCGACGCCGAAAAATTCTTCGTACTCGTCGTCGGTCATCAGCCCCGAGCAGTAGGCGAAAAGATCGCCCTCCTGCCAGAGATACCAATGATTGCCCTTCTCGTCAATGTAAGAAGCATTAGAGAGAACGTTCTCCCACACTTCCCAATACCACTCGTTCTCGGCGTCATTCGGCCCGAGAAGCAGAATGTCGCGATCTTCATCGCTAACACCCCACTTATCCATATTGAAGTTCTCGGCAAAGTTCTGAGGGATGTAGATCCCACGAGAATCGTTCAGCAGAAGCTCAACACCGCTCATATCTCTGATCCTTTATCATTTTCACATTACTGATTATACTGACTGCCGCCGAAAAGTCAAGGACTATTTCAGTGACCCTCAAGCTCCTCGAGGGAAAACAGGATGTAGTCCCCAGCCTCGTCTTCAAAATAAGCCTCGTTGTCATCGATGACGATGACGAACTCTTCGAATTCCGCGATCAGAGGCTCGGCGGACTTACAGCCCGAGTAGGAGTTCCAGTCGTTTTTGCTGAAAGGACGGAACTCGGACTTGGCGATCGCCTTCAGAGCTTCGATTTTTGAAATCATAATGTTTTTCCTTTCAAACGAAATCGCGAATGAATCGGCCGGAGATCGGGCGGAACTCGCCGATGCGCTCGCCTTTCGGCGTCATCAGGACCGCCTCGAAGCAAGCGCGCTCCATATAAGCGATCGCCGATTCGATGTTGTTGAATTCCTTGGAGTAGCCCATATTGGTGAAGCTCACGAGGAACATCTTTATCTCCTTCAGCCGATGAGGAACAGGATCGCGACGAAACCGTAGAGGCTGGCCGCGAAACCGAGACCGCCGAGAACGTTAAGAGCAACCTGAGTCATTTCGTCTCTCCTCATCTGATAGAAGCAGTATACCCTAAACGAATCAAAAAGGCAAGGATAATCTTTTTGAAGGAAAACAAGGGGTTAGAAATAAGTTGTTGAAATCGTTGTCGAAATTATTTTTGTCGATCTGACGATTTTTATTACCGAGCGATTTCAGCGAGTTACGGGTTGAGTCGTCCTAAGTCGCTGTTTTTGTTCAAAAAGATAGTCCTTGCTTTTTGGAACGAATTGAGGTATGATGCTTGTGTTGAATCGAAAGGATCTAAAATGACCGATTTCGAAGCTTACGTTCGCTCGATGCTCACCGTCTCCGAGAAGGAGATGCTTGACAAGTATCTTACCGGCGCTGAGTTTCGCGAGGGGATGATCGCCAATCTGATCGCCCAGAGCCTCCGGAATATGGATAAGACCGGTCTTCTTGAAGTTTTCGCCAAGCCGGAAGGAGCTAAGACCAATGGTTGAGATTAAGATTGAACAGAGCGGAGGCGGTTGTTGGACCGGTCGAGTTATTGAAGGTTGGTCGGTCGAGCACGAGGTTAGGAGCTTCGATCGCGAAGAAGTCCTTCAAAAACTGGTTCGAATGATGGGAATCCGGCTCGAATATAGCGGAACCCATTGGGTCAACGGCCAGGCGCGCGAATGGATGGTCGACAAAGATTAAGACTTTTTAACAAAAAAGGTCTTGACTTTTGGCGCTCGATGGGGTATAATGTTCTTATGAAATCTAGAGAGAAGCAGATGAACGTCAAGGTCTACGAACTGGTCGCCAAGCTTGAAGCTGCGGCGAAGGCTCAGAAGGACGATCGTATGTTCAACATTCTCTGTCGCGTCGCCGAGCGAGTCGCCGAGATCGGCACTCCCTACGCTGGTCACTGGGACGGTCCGCTGACCCCGACCGAGATCAAAATCATTAAGCATTTCGCTCGCTGAAAGGAATCGGAAAATGGGTCAAGGCAAATATTCCCCTCGCTGCCCGCACGCGAACAAGAACTACGAATACAAGTTCAACTGTTTCGGCGAGATGCCGCCTGATTACGATCCGGCATCCGATGTTTACGACGAGCAGCTGCACTTCGACAACTACGACGAAGAAGGTTTTGACCGCTACGGTTACAGCGCCTTCAACGCTCAAGGCAAATTCGTGGGTCACGGTAAAGGCATCGACCGTCTCGGATACACAGAGACCGACTACATCTGTATGTCGTCCGAAAAATACGAGGATCTGATATGAAAGTCTTTGTCTTCGGCAGCGTCTTGGCTGACTACACGTCCGGTATGGCCGTCGTCGTGGCAGAGACTCTCAAGCGCGCTCAAGAGATCGCTATGGAGAAGTTTTGGAACAATTGGGGCAACCAGCGCGATCTAAAGAGTTGGCTGAGGAAAGAGGAAAACAAAGGTTGGCGTAAGCCGATTGCTTCTTATCCGACTTCGGCCAAGAAGGAAAACATCCACTACGTGTGGGGAGGAGGTTGATATGAGAAAGCTTCTGGCTATCGTCTCTTTGGTTGGTTTGTCTGCCTGCACGGTTTATCCGGATGGAACTCTCACCATTCATTCTCCGCCTCCGGCAGCCTACGTCGCTCCCGTCTATAGAGCTCCTGTATACGTGGCGCCGGTTTATCGTCCGCCGGTCTACGTCTACCCTCGCTATGGGTACGCGCGACCGCGTCCCTACTTCTATCGTGGCCCTCGGTATTACCGTTGAAAGGAACGTCGATGCGGATCATTATCGATAGTGGCGAAGCGGTCGAGGAATTAGCGACGCGTTGCGAAGGTATCAACCTTCCTTACGTTTATTACGCGACAGAAGAAGCGGGAGCTATGCTGCGTCGTTTGTATTCCCGCGCGAACTATGCCGAGAAGAGATTGCAAGCTCTCGAGAGCTTGAGGCCTCATTGGGCTCAAGGATACAGTAGCGATAGCCTGGCGGCTCAGTCATCAACCGCAGCTCTTGCTGGAGTTTGGTCTGCGCTTGGCGTTGATAACCAAACCGATTGTATGCAGAAATTGCGCGGTTTGTTGACTGCGAGGGAAGATGCTCTCCGAGAGGCGGAAGCTGCTGCTCGCGGATGGGCCGCAGAGGCTTATCGTATGCCTTGCGGCGGTCTTTCTGCCGATTGGATGGATGGTTTCGAAAATGGCGCCATCGCCGCAGCGAACGCTGTTGCGGAACTTATTGAAGAGAAGACTTCGTCTCGTGATATCGTGCACGTGAAAGAAGTCGAAGACTGCCCGTATTATCTTTGTCGCGAGCGCGGTGAATGTATGGGCGCCACTTTCGGTGGTTGCCGAGACAAACAAGCTTGCGACGAATTCGTCAATTCAACAAAGAAGGAACTCGATCAATGAAGATGTATATTGTTCAGTGCCGGCACTACGAGTATAACGACGAAACGTACGAAGCCACGGATGGCGGTAACGTTGTCCACGCCTACAGCACTCTCAAGGCTGCGGAAGACGCTGCCGCCAAGATGACCGTTGAAGAATTCAAGCAGGGTCGTTTTGATTATTTTTACGACGCAAACACCAGAGACTTCAGCGAAGATGCCCTTCGCGTTTTTGAAAGCCACGGGGCAGCCCCTGAATGCTCTTACTTCAGTTTTGACGATTGCGAAGAGATCTCTGCTTCAATGCAGCGCGGTCATTATTCTGACGAGGAACTCGACAAGATCGCTCGAGGTCTTCCCGATTGGAAGGCTCTGTTCTTCGTCGAAGAAGTTGACGTTGACTGAAATGGCTGCTGTTAGAGAAGCGCGAAGCTTTTTTTGTTATGCGGCTTCCAAGCCTTTCTTCCTCGAATCCAACCTTCAGAAAGTCTCATTCTGAAATCTTCTGTTTCAGAATTGAATTGCCCCGAGTAGTTGTCGTTCAAGTTTTCGGTTTTGTGCATTCCTACATACACTTTGCCGTTGATAAGACAAGTCGTTTGGTATATAGTGTAGAACATCGTCATCCGCCCTGAAAATGGTTTCAGGCATATTTAGGAGTTTGCGTCATTAAACCTATGGTTCACGCGCGCATCAGCGCAAAGAAGTTCGGCGGAACGCCGGAGGATTATCTGGCCATTCACGACTTTATGGACTGCACCAAGATGGCTCTGCCGGATGTCCGTCACCGTATGGTGCTACATAACTCTGTGGGCTGCTTTATCGCAGAGCGAGTCTTCGGCCACACCATCACGAATTCTGACAACAAGACTGTGCACGTTCGTGACGTGGCGGAAGCTCATATCATCGAGGATCTTGGATTCATCCCGACTCTCGATTATTGCTTCAAGAATATGCCCATCGAGCAATGGATGGGCGGTAAGGTCTCTAAATACAAGGAAGAATCCAAGCCGCAGCCTGTAGAGACTACCGATCAACCAGCGCCGAGCGTCTCGAACGATATTTTCGTCGATGGTAGCGCGCAACTCAGGTACAAAGAAGCCATCATAGCAGCTGCGGCTCTTTGATTAATAACCCAACGAACAAGGATTGATATTATGAGCGAATTTGAAAAGTTTAGCAACGACGTCAGCAAGGTTCTCGTTGATTACGAGAAGATGAAGAAGGAAATCCGCGCCACTCTTCAGGAAAAGATGAAGGGAGTCTTCAAGGCTTTCTTCACGACTCATCCGGAAGTCAAGACCATTCATTGGACTCAATATACGCCTTACTTCATTGACGGCGACGAGTGTGTGTTCTGCGTTCACAAACCTTACTTCACCAAGACCGCTCATCAAGTTGTTACAGAAGAAGGTCACACGTATGGCGAAGAAGACGAGGGTACAATCGCCGATCGCGTTTGGGACAGCGAACTTCGCAAGTATGTAGAAACGGAAATCTCTCCTGATCTGATCAAGGATATGAGTGCGCTCGCGTCGTTCATTCAGGCGGACCCGGATCTTATGCAGACGATGTTCGGTAATCACGTCTGGGTCAAGGCCCACGCTGATGGCTTTGAGGTTGACGACTACGAACACGAATGATCGCTGACAATCTGCGGTAACGAAAAAGGGAGCTGAAAAGCTCCCTTTTTTATTGGAATACTTCCAAGACTCTGTTGACGTATAGGTCTCGCCGCTTGACAAACACTTGAGTCGGTTCGTGATCAACAGCGATTATGACAACGATCTGAGGGAACTTCAATCCCATCAGCTCTTCCGCCATCAGACTGTAGCAGGTTGCCTGAATGAAGTATCCTTCAATGTGGTCCTCCGTCTTGACTCTTTTAGACGTCTTGAAGTCAACGACCGAGTTAATCCCGGCCCATCCAGCAAGCAGATCGCTTCTACCCGCCGTCTTGAGTTTTGCCGACCAAAGAGGAACTTCAATCCCGTAAACAGAACCAACGTTCTTGTCGAGATGTGGTCTAATACGAGAGAACGTATCAAGGTCAAAGGGCATTACGCCCTTTCTGTATTCCCGATTCATCAGATAGTTTTCGCAGATAGAGTGAATCGCTGTTCCTCTGTGCGCTGCCTGGGCCATAACTTTGTTGGCCTCTTCTTCGCCAACTCTAGCTCTCCAAGCATCCAAACCATCTTTGGGCAACCTCTCTCCAATGACCGTAGTCACCGAAGGGAGGTTGCCCGCTGGAGTGATGTAGTGTCTCTTACCGTCGATAGATGTTGTTTCTAAGTCTGGTAACTCAATGAAGTTGTGAAGGAACTCTTTTGTTCTTTTTAAAGACATCATACCGCTATCATCTCAACCTTTGCTTCTTTGGCCATTGTCAAGCTCCTTTGAAAGCTGTCGGTCCACTTCTCGTTCGGTTCTCCGGAACAGAACAAGATCCGTTTGATGCCTGATTGAATCAATCCTCTGGTGCAATCCGCGCAAGGAACCATAGTTACATAGGCTGAGCAGTTCTCAAGAGGGATTCCGTTCCTTGCTGCGTTGTAGACAGCATTCCTTTCTGCGTGTTCGGCCCAGAAGTATTTCTCGGGACGTTCGTGCCTCGAATCATCGTTATCGTCGATGCCTCGACAAAAACCATTGTAGCCTGTCGTTCTTACCTCGTGGTTGGGTCCGACAATAACACAGCCAACCTTTGTTGAGCGATCCTTCGACTTCGTAGAGACTAGCTTTGCCATCTCAATGAAGTAGTCATCCCAATTCACTTATCGTTCTTTCCGAAATTAGAGTGTTCATAGCAAGTGCGACGGTAGCCTTCGTCGCTTGGCCATCCGCAGCTTGCATATTTGAAACATCCAGGCTCATCGCAAACACGAGCGAATTCCTTGAGCTCCTTGTTTTCGATCTTCTGCTCTTCGATGATCTTCATAAGCGTGGGAGTCGTATTGTAATCGAGCTCGTTGGTGATGTTCATACCGCCAGCCTCATACAGAGGGACATATGCGTCAAGATCGAAGCCCAGACGATTGTAGATCAGATAACGAAAAGAACCAGGGTTGTTCCCATGATCATCAATCTTAGAGATGACCCAGGCAGCAATGTCTAGCTTCGTCTGGTAGTCGTACTTCTCAACTAGCTTGTCGTAATCGATACCCATCATATCACCGGCTGTGGTGAATTTCATATCACCCATTTCACTTGTCAACGTGAGATTCCTTATATGGTTTGCGTGGACAGCTCTCGCTGTCACAGAACTTGTTGGCGCCAGGAGGGCAAATGCAGCCTCTTAGAGTCTGTCGAGAGACGCCTGAAGCGTTGCTTATAGCACAACCGGACAAACAGGCAATGAACGGATTGATTCCGCAAGCACATTTGACTTCGGTCATATTACCACTCCGGTCCACTGACTTTGCCATTATAAACGTATTCATACGAGAAGTCAACTCCAAACGCGGGAGCAACAAAGATGCTCTTGGGCATTCCGTTGCTGTCTTTCTCGCCCGCCTCACCGCAGATGAAGTATGTGCCTGAAAACTTTTCGGGGAAGACTCGACGCAACATCGTCGCAAGCTTGTCACACTTATCCTTCAGCCGCTGAATCTCTTCGCTTGCGTCTAAAAGAGCAGCATACACCTCAGCATCGTGTTCGTCTCGCGCGCGAGCAGAAGTTGTGATCAAAGCGTCTTCAAGACGCTCAATGATGTCAGACATTGTAGTTCCTCAAAAGTTCTTCGATCTTCGCTTCGCTATAACCTAGGTTACGCAACGTAGTCCTCATCGTCGATGCGATTGGATTTTCCGTCTCTTCCGGCTTACGAGCTTCCTTCAGCTGAATTCGTAGCCGCTCGATTTCGTCGGCGGCAATGCTGAGATAATCAGGGCGAAGATGAAGCCAACGAGTGCTGTCGGCATCGACGTGGTAACAACGAGCCTTACGCAGTCGTTCGACAATGTCAATCACCGTAATTCACTCCTTGGTTCTTCTCAAACGCACTGGCGGCAGCAGCGATAATATCGTCTACTGTAGCAGATTCAGCGACTCGCAGCTTCAACCAACAGTAAGGGAAATTTTCGTCATTGCGATCGAAACTCAAGTCCAGTTCCCAGGATTCTCGATCTTTGAACCGATACTGATACAAGTTGATGAAGTATTGAGTTTCTTCGCCGAATGGCGTCCAAATTCGCTTCTGAAAGAAGCGATCGGCAAGAGAGAAAGAGTCCTTAAACTCCTTGAACCCAGCCGAGATCAGCTGTTCAATAGTGATCATTTTCCAAAGACTGCCACAGTAACAATTGTTCCAAACCAAAGGACCATAAAGTAGATAGCCCACCATCTACCATTACTCATAATCCATCTCCGCTAACGCCATCTCTATCATGGCCATGGCTATTTGTTTGTTTTTGAAATCCGATCTCTGGCATCCACACTCAGCTACTGTGTCAGTAGGAATATGAGTCACTCGAACAAATCTAGCGGGGGATCCAGCGTGTTGGCCACCCGGTCGTTCAGCTGTTCGTGTTTGGGTATACAGAACCTCAATCTTGAGATCGTTCAGAACCAATCCTCAACCTCCCAAGCCCAGTTGACTACTATCCAATCGTCGATGCAGTCCTTGCTAGAGTAGTTAGCATCAACGTGTTCTTTGCCGAATTTCTCGCACATCTTATCATACCACCAATCCCAGTATTCGTCAAGGATTTCTTTCTCGGACTTGGTCACGAGGATGGGTTCTTCGTCGGCGGATTGTTCGTTATAGGTGAAGTATCTCAAGTGCCTGACTGCCGCAAAGCGAGGCGGATGGTGTCCGCCGCCGACTCACAACGGTCGGCGACGAAACCATTCGGCGTTGAGTTGTAAGCCTTCTGAAGAGAAGACAGAGCATCAACCAGATGCTTGACCGTCACAATATCAACATCGACAAGTTCCATACCGTCTGGATGGAACGGAGCTTGATCATCAGCATTCATAATGTAGATCTTTCAATTATAGAGCCGCGACCAAGCCTTTCTCTTCAAGCTTTTCGCGAGCGATGATGTAGGACTTCACCAGGGAGCTTCTCACGATGTCTTCCCTCGTAAACTCTATTATACTAAAATCTCGCATTTCGTCAAGGATTATTCTGTATAAATAAGATTGTCAGTCGCGAGTTCGCACCTCCACTGACTCTAACGCTTTATAGGAGCATCAGCAATGGCTATTTATAGCAAACCGGCATTTCGTTTCTACGTGTATGCGTTTCTAAGAACGGATGGTAGTCCATACTACATCGGTAAGGGTTGCGGGAAACGTGCTTGGTCGACTCGCCGGAGAGTCAAACCCCCGAAAGATCATTCGCGCATCGTAATATGCGAGAACAACTTAAGCGACATTGGAGCTTTAGCGATAGAACGCCGTTTGATACGGTGGTACGGTAGAATTGATAACGGTACAGGCATACTAAGAAATCTGACAGATGGGGGGGAGGGTTGCGAGAACAGGGTGTTGTCGGAAGAATATCTTGAAGCCTTACGTAAGAGAAATTCCGGAATCGGAAATCCCATGCACGGCAAGGCGGCGTGGAACAAAGGTCTCACCAAACAAGATTCCGACGCTTTGCGACGCGTAGGTGAAAAAGTTCGTAGATCTCGAAAAGATCGCGATACAACAGGCCCCAATAATCATTTTTTCGGTAAGAATCATTCCGAAGAGTCGTTGTTAAAAATGAGAAAACCAAAGAAAGACTCTTCGAATATGGGCAAGCACCAAAGAAGCGAATCTCAGCGAAATTTCAATCGTGTACAGATGATAGAAATGAAAAAGAAGACTCGCCAATGCGATACTTGCGGGCGAGTCTTCGATCTAGGAAACCGCGCGAAACACATAAGAAAATGCGTTCCTCGGTTATATTAGATCTTTAGTATCCAAGTTTATCGCAAGTCATAATGAACGATTTGATTAGATCGCTCCTGACAATGTCTTGTGGTTTGAACGTGATTGTTCCGAACTCTTTCATGAGGCTCAGCACGTGTATAAGCTTCTCTATACCAGAAGCTTCGGAACCTCTTTTTGAATGTAAGTCGTTTTGTCTGGTGTCGCCCAAGAAAATTACTCGACAATTTTTGCCAATTCTGGTGAACACAGATGAGATCTCGTGCCAAGTCATGTTCTGGATCTCGTCGACAACGACAATACAATTATTGAGGGTAATGCCTCTAACGAAAGACGTGTTGATAAATTCTACAACGTTTTTGTTTTTTAGATACTCGTATGCATCACCCCTACCAAAAAGTTCAGAAAAGATAGCGTAATACGGAGCTTCGTAGACTTTTGATTTCTCTTTGTTGTTGCCGGGGAGATAACCGATATCGCGAGAGCTGACAACGCTTCGGATGATCACCATCTTCTTGTGCGTGTCTTGTTCCATAATGTCTTGCATACCAAGGTAAATCGAAAGGAACGACTTGCCTGTTCCCGCAGTTCCTATCAGTAGCAGATGCTTCTGGTCTTCGTAAGCATCAAACGTTAGTCTTTGATTGTCTGTCAGCGGTGTGATTTTTCGAAGTTCGAAGTTGAACTTCTCTTTTGCAGCCTCTTGGTTTTGTTTTTGTACCCTCTTTTCTTTTCTTGTAAGTCTTTTTTGTTGGGGTGCTGCTGGCATTTAGTTCCTCAAAAGGTGAGAGATTGTGGGGGCGGCGCTTTTTTAAAGATCCTTTCTTTATAAATAAAATTGTGGATCGCGGATGCCAGTCCCACCCACACTAACGCTTTAGAGGAGCATCAGCTATGAGTATTTATCATCAGCCTTACACCTACCTAATCGGTTGGTCGCGCCTTAACAAATATTACTACGGCGTCCGGTTCGCCAAAGGCTGCGAACCTTCCGATCTTTGGGTGACTTATTTCACTTCTTCAAAAGACGTAAAAGCTTTGCGAGAACGAGAAGGCGAACCCGACGTTATACAGATCAGAAAAACTTTCGACGATAAATTTGACGCGATCAACTGGGAAGAAAAAGTTCTTCGAAGAATGAACGTGTTGAGAGAAGAAAAGTGGCTCAATAAAAACATCGCCGGGGCGATACCCCCTCATCTAGCTGGTATGAAAAACAAGGGCAAATCCAGATCACCCGAAGCTTCTGCCAAAGCGGCCGCGACAAGAAAATCTAAAAATATTCCGCCGCACAATAAAGGGAAGAAGATGCCTCAAATAAGCAAAGCTTTGAAAGGTAGATCGAACCCAAATAAAGGTAAAAAAATTTGGTCCTTTGACGGAAGAAGCCAAAGCGAAAATGCTAGAATCAAGAAAAAAATATTACGCGGAAGGAGGAAAAGGGCCTAACTCCGGTAAAACGATGCCTGAGGCGCAAAAACTCAAAATAAGCAACGCTTTGAAAGGTCAAGTCAAATCAGAACAAACCAAACAAAGAATGCGAGAATCTAAAATGTGTTTATCGTCGAGCGGCTTAGGCCTCGACTATGCTTCTTCTTGATCTCTTTCAGATGGTCGCGGAATGCGTTGTCTGGTTTAACCATTCCCATCCGTACGGAGTCGCCGAGGGCTGGTGCAGCAATCAGTTGTTGCTGGACGTGTGGGTTAGCCTTTACGTACTCCTCCCTTTCAGCCATCGTCATGACGGTTGTGAATTCCTCACCAGTATTTAGGTCTCTGAAAGAATAACTAGGGCACATAACTTAACCTTTCTTTCTCTATAAATAAGATTGTCAGTCGCGAGTTCGCACCTCCACTGACTCTAACGCTTTATAGGAGCATCAGCAATGTCTACTTATCAACATTACGTGTACGCTTACCTACGCGCCTCCGACAATACTCCCTATTACATAGGGAAGGGTAAAGGATCTAGGTACAAAGATCGCCACTCTGTAAGCGTCCCGAAAGACAAATCCAAAATAGTTTTTCTAGAAACCAATTTATCGGATGTGGGAGCTTGTGCTCTCGAGCGTCGCTACATTCGTTGGTATGGTAGAAAAGACATAGGAACGGGAATTCTACACAACAAAACCGACGGAGGGGAAGGAGTTTCCGGCGTCATCAGGACTCTAACTCCGGAACATAAAGCTAAACTGAGCGCCGTCCATAAAGGCAAAAAGAAAAATCCTGTCTCTGCGGCCAAATCTGCTTTCTCCCGCACGGGGATGAAGTTATCAGAAACAACAAAAGCTAAAATGAGCCTCGCTCAACTTGGGAGGGAATTTTCGCCTTCTCATATTAATGCGTTGAAAACGGCGCGACAAAAACGCGACCCGTTCAAGGAAGAAACTCGCGAAAAATTAGTTTTCGAAATGAAAAGGAGAATTGAAATTGGGCAACATCAGAATTTAACCGCCCACGTTTGTCCACACTGTGGGTTAGAAGGCAAAAGCCCTGCCATGAAACGATGGCATTTTGATAATTGCAAACGCAGGTTTTTCCTAGAATAACGGGGCATCGTAAGAAATCCTTAAACCAAAGACAAGAAAAGAGACAAACCAATCATAGCGCCAAAACCGATCTCGCCGATTTCGGTCGGGTTGAGCTTCTCGTTCTGAATGCGCCAACCGATTTCATACGGGACTACGACCAAGGCTCCGGTCAACAGAGGAAGCAAGAAGCTGTATCCGCCAACGGCAAAGAACACTACAACAGACAAAGGCAGAGTCCAAAGAACGCCGCGACCCGTGTGACGTAGGGCCGATTCAGCCCAAGTTCCGTCAATTGAATTTCGACCGAGGCTGAGGCTTTTCCACCAAGGAAGGATCGATCCAAGAAACAAAGCCACACCGATAGACAACGCGTACAACGGAGACACAACAAACAGACTCAACAACGCTAAAGGCATCGCCCAAGCGACGAGCCTGGCTGTGGTTGCCCCGCGCCCGGTCAAGTTGTAGAAGAGAGCCGAACCGCGCAGCCAGAAGCCGAAACCGCCAATGACTACAGCCGCGAAAATCAACAGAGAATCTAACATTAGATTCCTTTGAGTTTTGTGTGAAGAAAATCTTCTCGGAACAGACTCAAGATAGTCCCTAGATGATCAAGCGCCACCGCCGGATCAACCTTCTTCATATTGTGTATCGCTAGCGACGGCTGAGCAAAACTGTTCTCGATGTCAGCCTCGAGCTTTTCGATGTCAGGAGTCGTATTCATCTTCTTCCATTTCCATAAGCATATCAACGTTCTTAGAACGAATCAGATTCTTGATCCGCTTTTCTCGGCGGCGCTGTTTTTGTTCCTTGGCGTCGACGTAGTAGTAATCAAACTCATCGTCGTTCCAATCTTTGCGACCGCCGATCTTAGGCTTAGACTTAGACATCTGTTAGACTTGTACCTCGTGAAGGATTCCAGGGAACGCCTTGTTTACTAGCTCTGGTGTGATGTTCGGGTAAGGGATCTTCTTGTCTTTGATTGCCAGCAGCAGCTTGGCGTCCTCGGGATCAACAACCTCAAGCATTTCAATGAAGAGAGCTTCACGACGAAGCTGCTTCAGGTTTGGATTGCCACCCTCGATGAACAGATAGAGCTTGCGCGACTCAGTGTAGAAGATGTGCTGCTGATCAACCAGATCGTTGGGCTTGTATGGAGGATTGCCTTCTGGAAGCAGCCACTTGATTGTCGCGTCGTATGCGCCACGCAGAACACTCTCGAGAGCAACGCTGTTGTTTTGTCGCAGCCAGAGGATTCGTTGACCCTCATCTTCAATCAGAGATGCCTTCTTCA